GGGTTCCCGCCGCCCCTGCCGGCGACGGGTGGCCGCCGGTGGTCGCGTGCGGCCGTCGAGGCGTGGCTCAACGGCGAGCACACCAACCAGCCGCCCATCACCCCGGCCGTCCTCGCCGAGCGCGGCAGGGCCGTGGCCGCAGGGATGGGGAGGCGGCGGTGAACTGGTCTGAGATTGACGTGTGGAGGTCGCTGATGGAGGCGCTGGCGCTCGTCAACGGCCACGACCCGGACGTTGCGATCGCCGGGCATAAGGCTTACTGCAAGGCGATGGGATGGGAAGAAGAGGGACATGGGGACTGCATACGAGGAGTTTCTGGCGAGGAAGGTGATCCGGGCGCCGGATGCGGGGCTTGACCGCATCCCGGATCTGCACCCGGGGCTGTTCGACTTCCAGCGCCATTGCGTCGAGTTCGCGCTGAGGAAGGGGCGGTCGGCCCTATTCCTCGGGACCGGGCTCGGGAAGACTTTCTGCCAGCTTGAGACCATGAAGCATGCCGCCGCCAACGTTGGGGCGCCGGCGCTCATCCTCGCGCCGCTCGCCGTAGCGTGGCAGATCGACCGGGAGGGCAAGGCGCGCGGCTACGACTGCCGTGTGGTGCGCGAGCAGGGGGAAGTCGGCCCTGGCATCAACGTCTGTAACTACGACCGGATCGACCATCTCGACCCCGGCGCGTTCGGCGCCGTCAGCCTCGACGAGAGCAGCATCCTCAAGGCCATGGTCGGCAAGACCGCGCGGGCGCTGATCGATGCGTTCGCCGCCACGCCATTCCGGCTGTGCGCCACGGCGACGCCAGCGCCGAACGACCACATGGAGCTCGCGAACCACGCTGCGTTCCTGGGCATTATGTCGCCGAACGAGATGCTGTCCCGGTGGTTCATCAACGACACATCCACGGCGTCGCAGTCGTGGAGGCTGAAGGGGCACGCGACGGATTCGTTCTGGCAGTGGGTGGCGTCGTGGGCGCGCATGGCTCAGTCGCCGGAGGATCTCGGGTTCGATGGATCGGCGTTCGACTTGCCCCCGCTCAACGTCGTGCGGCACCGGCTGGCGACGGTCGTCAAGAGCATGGGCGACCTGTTTGCCACGTCCGTCAGCGCCACGGGTATCTTCGAGGTGAAGCGGCAGACGATGGCCGCGCGGGTTGATGCCGCCGCCGGGGTCGTCAATTCCGCCAACGGCGAACCATGGCTGGTCTGGTGCGACACCGACGCGGAGAGCTCGGCGCTTGTCGCGTCGATCCCAGGCGCAGTGGACGTCCGGGGTTCGCACCCGGCCGAGCTGAAGGAGCGGAGGATCGTCGACTTTGCTGCTGGCGAGCAGCGGGTGCTCATCACCAAGCCAAAGATCGCTGGTTTCGGCATGAACTTCCAGCACTGCGCCCGCATGGCCTTCGTCGGCCGCACGTTCAGCTACGAGGCTTACTTCCAGGCTGTTCGCCGATGCTGGCGATTTGGGCAGAAGCGGCCGGTCGAGGTCCACCTGGTCACGGATGGGGCAGAGGACCAAATCGGGCAGGCTCTTGACCGCAAAGCGGCGCAGCATCAGGAGATGCTCGCGTCAATGTCGAAGCACATGCGGGCCGCGATCGAGACTGACGCGCGCCGGCTCGCCGCATACAAGCCAACTCACAAGGGAGGGATGCCGTCATGGTTAAGTGCTTAGGCGATTACCACGGGGACGATTTCGCCATCTACAACGGGGACTGCGTCGACGTGCTGCGCCAGTTGCCGAATGCGTGCTGCGACCTTTCCGTGTTCTCGCCGCCGTTCGGAGACCTGTTCGTCTACTCGGACAGCATCGCCGACATGGGCAACTCGTCCTGCGACGGCGAGTTCTTCGAGCACTACCGCTACTGCGCGCAGGAGCTTCTCCGGGTCGTCAAGCCGGGGCGGATCGTGGCGGTGCATTGCTCGGATCTACCGACGCGCAAATGGCGGGATGGATTTATCGGCGTGCGCCCGTTCTCGGACGATCTGACGCGCGCCCACATGGAGATGGGGTTCTGGTTCGCCGGGCGAGTCACCGTCTGGAAGGACCCGGTCGTCGAGATGCAGCGGACCAAGTCGCTTGGGCTCCTGCACAAGCAGTTGAAGAAGGACAGCACGCACTCGCGACCCGGGATGCCGGACTACGTCCTGCTGTTCCGGGTGCCGGGCGATAACGTGGAGCGGGTCGCTCACACCGCCGAGGAGTTCCCCGTCGAGCAGTGGCAGCAGTGGGCGAGCCCGGTGTGGATGGATATAGACCAGACCAACGTTCTCAACAGCTTCCGCCACGCCCGCGCTGCCGACGACGAGAAGCACATCTGCCCGCTCCAGCTTGACCTAATCCACCGGCTGCTCGTGCTCTACAGCAACCCCGGCGACGTGGTGCTATCGCCGTTCGCCGGCATCGGCAGCGAGGGCTACATGGCCCTGAAGAACGGGCGCCGGTTCGTCGGGGTCGAGCTCAAAAAGGAGTATTTCGAGCAGGCTGCGAACAACCTGCGATCGGTCGAGTCGCAAGGCTCGCTGTTCGGCTGACCCCCAAACGGAGGGCGCGGGCATCAGCGGGACGTGATCGGCGCGTTCAAGGCTGAGGCTTGGAGGCGGAGGCGAAGGTGGTGAAGGGCCGGGGAGGAGGTGACCCCCGGCGGGGCCTACATGAGCGGCCCTAGCAGGACTAGAGCGTTCGGCCGCCGCCGGGGGCGCCCCTGGCGGCGTACAACTTCCGCCGGGGGCCGGAGAGAGAGCGTCCGTCTTCCAAACACCCCTACATCGCACATGCGGGGGCGGGCGTCATATCCTCGCTCGCAAGACCCGCCAGATACTCGGCGACGGTCGGGTAGCTCGATGAGCCGCATTGCCCCCTCCCCTGTGGCGAGAGTGGCCGGAATCGAACCGACGTCAGCGGTTTTGGAGACCGCCGCTCTACCACTGAGCTGCACTCCCAATTTGGTGCCCCCGGCAGGAATCGAACCCGCACCTCCTGAACACAAAGCAGGTGACCTTGCCATTGGCCTACGGGGGGGCTTGCCGGCGCTAGTGCTGCAAGCCCATCGCCGAGCCGTCCAGTCCCTTCAGCTCGCCGAGCCGCTCCTCGACGCTCTCGATCCACGCCACCAGCGCCTCGTTCGTCGCCACGGCGCGCTCCGCCGCGCCCACTGGGCCGTTGCGCAGGGCCTCAATCAGCAACTTCGCCTCTTCCGTCATCACATCCTCCGTTTCAGTCCTTCGCGCCAAAGAACCGGCAGAGGCGCTCTGCCAAAACATCGGGGTCGCCGCTCTTCTCGTTCCACTCCGCCGCCCCGTCCGCTGCCGCCTGGAGGTTCGCGAACAACTCCGGCGACACGTCGAAAGCATCGCCGAGCTTCTTCGACATCTCAGCACTGATGCCGCGGCGCCCCGACAGCAATGCGCTGAGGACGCTGGCGTGCACGCCCATGACCCACGCGAGATCCGTTGGCGTCCAGCCCCTGGCCTCAAGCTCCTCCCGGATGTACCCGCCGGGCGGGAAGACTTCTGCCGGCGCGCTCATCACGTCCTCCATGTGTGTCAGTCGTTCACTCGCACAGCCCGTAGGCCGAAGAGCATCCGTAGACGCAACCCCTCTTGGTCGCTGGGGCAAAACCAGTTGTCGCCCTCGTACCGCCCGAGCACGAAAATTCCCTCTTCCGGCAGTTCGTCCGCTGCGCGCCGCCAAACCAGCCCGCTCATCGCGTCCTCCATTCGGGTCACCTCCCATAGCCCGCTGTGCCCGCGGTGTCAAGCTGTCCGACGCTCTGGTAGTGTCTCAGTTTGAAATCCGGTAGCCCCCACGCGGCTCTCGCGGGCTTTCCCCACCGGCTATATGCTTATCGGTAAGCACCAGCCGGAGAGACACCATGCCACGCGGACCAAAGGGCGAGAAGCGACCAGCCGACGTTACCAGCAACGCCGTGCACGTCATGCGCATCGCCACGGGCGAGATTGAGGAAGCGCCACTGGAGGACGACGGGAAGGACAAGGCCGCCCAGGCCATGGGGCGGAAGGGCGGCGCGGCGCGTGCGGAGAAGCTGACGCCGGAGCAGCGGGCGGAGATCGCCAGGAAGGGGGCAAAGATGCGATGGGCCGCCCGGCAGAAATAAATCCAGGAATATTTTTCTTGATTCCCTTCCGCCCGGGGGTGTAGCATCATCAGATAGATAGCTGCGCCTGGAGGCCCTGAAGGATGGTCAATCGGTCAATGGAAGAAATCATGCAGGAAGTCGATTTCCTGCTTGGCGTCTGCTGCTTGCATCTATGCGCATATTGCGGCTGAGGCAGATCGGAGGTTCTCCGGCCACGAACGGGATCGCGCTTGTTGACCACCGCCCGCTTGGTGGGTTGAGGTCTGTAGGGTATTGGCTGGACCCGACGAACACTGAGTTCAGACGCACCCAGGTTTCCCGGCCTCTGGGGCAGGCCATCGACTGGTGCGTGGCGATAGTTCCAGTCGCAGACCGCGCTGAGGATAACCAGCGGTGGGTCGATGTAACTCGGGAACCGCCGCTAAAGCGCGAGCAGCATGCAGCGGTTTAACCACCATATGCTGACGTTAGCGCGCGAAGCGCGCGGGCTCACCCAGTCGGAACTTGCCACGAGGATCCGGGTAGGCCAGGGGACCCTATCGAAGTATGAGAACGGCGTGAACGTGCCGCCAGACGAATTCTGTGCTGTACTTGGCCGCGGCCTCGGATACCCGCCAGCCTTCTTCTACCAGCCGGAACAACCTTATGGGTTTCCTCCGTTCCATTACCGCAGGCGGAAGAAGATGTCGGCAAAGGCTCTCGGGCGTGTCATTGCCGAAATGAACATCCGTAGGATTCACATCAAGAAACTAGCGCAGTCATTCGATCTCAAGCCAAACAATTATATTCCAGAAGTAGACAGGGATGAGTTTAGGGGAACAGCCAGGCGTCCACTGGAGATCGAGGACATAGCCCGCGCTGTACGGGAGGCGTGGATGCTGCCGCGAGGCCCAATAGCCAGCATGGTGGATCTGATTGAAGAGAACGGAGGCATCGTTGTGCCTTGCGACTTCGCCGAAACAGGCCTCATTGATGCTGTAAGCCAGCGGATTGATGGTATGCCCGTCCTCTTCTTCATCAATGTTAATGCTCCGGCAGACCGCGTACGTTACACGCTCGCGCACGAGCTTGGGCATATGGTCCTTCACACAACTACTTTCAAAGATGATTGCGATATGGAGGACGAGGCAGATCAGTTTGCTGGCGCATTTCTCCTTCCTCATGAGGAAATGAAACTGCATCTGAGGCGGTTCGACCTCCGTCATGTCGCGAACATGAAGGGATATTGGAAGGTATCAATGCAGGCCATTGCATGTCGCGCGGAGCGCTTGCGCCTTATCACCCCGTACCAAAGCAAGATGTTCTGGATAGAGATGAGCAAGCTCGGTTACCGCAAGCGTGAGCCGAACGAACCACAAAAAGAAGCCCCGAGGCTGCTTCGCCAGATGGTGGAATTTCATCGGCGCAAGCTTGGGTATTCTTCTGCTGACCTTGGGGAACTACTTTGCCTCCTCCCGCCTGAGGTTGGCGTAATGTACGGTTCAGAGATCCTTGACCCGGAACCGAAAATGCCGCGCCTTCGCATTGTGCGCACTGAGCTTCCTGCTTGACGCCAAGCACAGAAGTTCATACCATCATGGGTATGAACAAGCTTCCTGCCGCAAAGCGCGTCCAGATCCTCAGCCTCCTGTGCGAAGGCTCGTCCATGCGGGCCGTCTCCCGGCTGACGGACACCAGCATCAACACCGTTGCGAAGCTGTTGGTTGACGCCGGGAAGTTCTGCGCCGGATTCCACGACGACAAGGTTAGGGGCGTAAAGGCGCGGCGGGTGCAGGTCGATGAGATCTGGAGCTTCACCTATGCCAAGCAGCGCACGGTTGGCACCGCTAAGGCCGCGCCCGATGGTGCCGGCGATACGTGGACGTGGACAGGCATCGACGCCGACACGAAGCTGATCGTCTCGCACTTCGTCCGTGAGCGCGCAACTCCGCCCAAGCAGCCTTGGCGTCTACTAACATTGAAGGGGCGTTTAAGCCGCTACGGGCGCAATCTGCGCGATGACGTGACCCGGCATAGCCCGGCTTTGCCGGCACCCATGGACCAGATCAGACGCATCGCCAACCGGCCTCATGTCCACGACTGAGCAGCTATGGTTAGCTTCAAGCGTCTCTTTCAAGATCCTGAGAGCCATCTCCGTGGCTTTTGCCTCGGACGGGCCGACGACGTTGACGAACGGGACCTCATTGCACGTTATGAACACGGAACCGTCTTCGCGGTGACGAGCCGTTAATGTGACCAGAAATTCGTTCATCGGATTCCTCGCTTGCCTGCGTTCTCTCTTAGGGCATCTACGGGCGGCCCGCCATAACTAGATGATACTAACGTCACGCCGTGCCCGGGGCGTGGGGCCGCGGCCAGGGGATTTCAAACTGAGACACTACCCTACGGGGGCTTGGGTCGAGGCGGGCGTGTTCGTGTTTGATGTCAACCAGATGGATCATGAGTTCTGAGCGGAGGCGCTTCTGTCCGACGCTCCGGCATGACCCGTTTGCGCGGCAGCCGCCGAAACCGCCGGGCTCGTGGCCGTGTCCGATAGGCCGTGTCGGACACGTCGTTGATATTCCTCGCTGCTGCCGCTGACTCTTAAATCAGCGGGTCCAAGGTTCGAGTCCTTGTGCGCCCACCACCTTTCCAAGGGGCTTAGCTCCACCCCCAACTGCCCGACGCTGTCCGACGCCACCAAAGTCGGGACGGCATCCCGAAGGATTTTCGCATTTCCCTGTTGACGGGCGCGCCGCAATGCGCAATATTTTCGCCCATCACAACGAACAGTGGAGAAAGGAAAAACCCAAGATGCTCGACATCGGAAACGGCGGCCTGGAGATCAGCGCCTTTACGTGGCAGGGGACCGCCGAGAAAGCTCACGTCAACAAGGCGGGAGACACGGTTGCGGAGATCGTCCGCAAGGGGCCGCTCTACAAGGTCAGGGTGTACCCGACCCCGGCGTTCAAAGACCACTGGGTCGGGATGGAGTTCAGGACGGAGGAGGCCGCCATCGCCGGCATCGTCGGCGCCATGGCGGTCATCGAGGACAAGAGCGAAGAGGGGCTGTTCTAGGCGCCCACGGGAGCGGGAGAAGAAAATGAGAGGGACGCACGATGAGCAAGACAATCGCGCCGGCTGCCTGGACCGGCTGGCAGCCGATCCGGGTGGTGGCTAGGGAGGGGGAGCCACTTCCGGGGCAGCCCCGTGATTCCAGGGTCGTCGTCGTCGAGGCGACCATTGGCGGGATGAGCTTCGCCCAAGCCGTGGCCGTCAGCGACGGCGATGAGGAGGATGCCGCGGCGATGGCCATCGACCTGATCTGCGGCCAGAGGAGGAGGCCGAGGAGGAATAGCCGGCCCCACCGCGTCGGGCGGAGATGGGCGGCAAACCACAAGGAAAAGGGAGGACGCCATGTAACGGGCCGAAGGAACGGCGGGCGTGGGGTTGCGAGCGCCCCGGACGAGCGCCCGCCATTCATCAACCTTGGGAGAGACGAGAAAGATGAGGAAAGCAATGATCGCCCCACCTGCGGGTGTCTACCTGTGCACGGTAATCAGGGCCACCGGCGAGACGATCTGTGGGATTGCGCCCTGTCAGCTTGGTCGAAGCAAACTCGTGGCTCGCCGCACCACCAGAAGACGGAACCTATCGGTTTTATTCATCGTCTCGATGCGATGGCGGGAGGTGGCCAATCGACCGGCTGCTGAGGGGGAGGTGCGATGAAAGCGTTCGGCGAGATCTGTGGCGTTGTCGGCATGATGCTGGTCACCGCCGTCCTGGCGGGCGTCGCGTACAACCTTGTCAGGAGCATGTTTGAATGGGAGTCGTGGCGGGGATGGGTGGCCCTCGCCGCCATCATCGGAGTAGTGCTGGCGTCCATCGGTTATGCCTGCGCGTCGCTGGGCGACGACGACAAGAGCGAGCTCCGATGACCCCCGCCGAGTTCAAGGCGCTGCGTGAACGGCTCGGCATGACGCAGAAGGCGTTCGGCGCTGAGTTTGGGCGCACGGAGCGGTGGGTGCAGATGGTCGAGCGCGGGCCGGCGGTCGAGCCTATGGTCGAACTCGCCTGCGAGGCGCTGGAAAAAAGAAGGGCCGCTGCATCCGGGGGGAAGTGCAGCAGCCTAGGAAGATAGGGAGGGTCGCAAGAGGCGCCGGGTAAGCGCCCCGCGCGGGATGCCGCCTTAATAGGCCCCCACGCGGGTCATGTCCAGAACTTTCTACGGCGCCGTCCAGACGCGCACATAGTCCACGGTGTATCCGCAGCCAGGGCCGCTGCCGAACATCACCGGCCCCCTGAAGTCGGCCATCAGGTCAAGCCACTTCGGCGCGACCTCGCCCATTTTGGAGCCGTTCAGCCACCACGAGTACCGGCCCGGCAGCGACATGGAGCCGGCGACGAAGAACTGCTCCGGGCTCGCCATCGGCTTGCGGGTCATCTCAATGCCGTGGAACTCCTTGTCGCTCGCCTTCCAATGGTGGATGGCTCCGATGAAGTCGCCGCCGATGTTCTCGTAGAAGTCGGGCTCGAGGAACACGCGCCCCGCGGTCGGCGTGAACCAGTGGCGGCTGTCCATGCTCCAGAACGCCGGGAAGCCACTGGTCTTCCGGCAATCGGCGTGCTTCCAGCGGATCTCCGTTGCCCACCGATCGCCACGCATCAGGAAGCCCGTGCCATCCGGCGTGGCGCTGATGAAATTCGCCTGATAGTTGTTGTGCGTCGGCTCCACCGACATGACGCCCGGGGCGAACCGAAACGCCGACTCCGGCATGACCCGCGCGCCGCCGAACTTGGGGTTGCCCGCGCCGACCTGGGCGAACGTCTGCCCGGGCTTAAGCTCTGTCGTCAGGCTGATGCGCTTCGGGTCCGAGAAATCTTCGCAGAACGCCAGCCTCGTCAGGCCCGCGGCCTTGGCGTGGGCCGGCGCTGCCGCCGCATCGCAGTCACGGCTGGTCACTGGCGGCGGGGGAGTCGGGGGAGGCGGTGGCGGCGGGGTGTCGCCATCCACCAGCGCGCCCGGCAGCGTCACCTCGATGGCGTTGATCATCGATGTTGCTGGGTTGGCCCAGGTGATCGGCAGGCCCTGCGCGCCGACCTTGACGCCGAGCACGTCCTTGACGACAGCTGCGCGATCAGCGCCCGCCGTTTCAAACACGTCGAAGGTCGGCAACTTGACCTCGCCGACCGTGATGTCCATAGGCCGGCGCCCAGCCGTCGTGAACCACGTCTCAGCGAAGTGTAGGTGCACGTCGTAGGTGCCGGGCGTCAGCGGCAAACTGTAGCCGCCCATCCCCCACCTTTCGGTGCGGTAGAGGGCCTCGCGACCAGGCGCCCCGGCGATCTCAATGGGGCCGCGGTCAACCGTCCTGCCGCCGATGGCCCACTGATCGCCAGCGCCCCCAGCGTTGATCAGCAGGCCGCTGCCCTGGATATTGATGCGCTCGCCGCTTGGCGGCGGGGGCGGTGGTGGCGGTTTAGGAAGGTCTGGGGGCATGTTGGCAACCCCAGTGAACGCAGTGCGGTTGTAGTTGCGCCCGACCATCTCGGGCCGCACCGGCGAGCCTTCGCGGGGCTTGCCTTTGCACCACGTCCCATCAGCGGAACCCGCCGGCAAGATCGCGCAGTCGTTGTGAAACCCGCTGGCGGCGGGGCGCGAGGCGTAGGGAAAATGCCCGTCAAGATAGACTTCGCGGAAGGTGGCCTTTGCCGGCTTGCTGCCAGCCAGCCCCTCATTCCAAAACAGCGCCCAGCCGATGCCGTGCTTCTTCGACGGCTGCCGCTTCGGATCGTCCGCGATCAGATGAACGTGGTCGAGCGTCAGCGTGTGGACGCCGTGCCCGGCTGGATTTCCCGGCGGCCTCGGCGGCACGAAGATGCCCTGGCCCAGCACCCGGGCTGTCATGTTCTGCACGACGAGCTCGTGCTGTGCCCCGCTGCCCTGCGCGTGGAACACGTCGCCGTGCGTGCCGCCGGCTCCGCAAGTTCCGGCCCCCTCGGCGTAGATGTTCTGGAGAACGACCCGCGCGCCCGGCCGCATGGCCAACGAGTTGATGATGTCCTGGCACGTGGCGCGGGCGTCGAACTTCACGCCCTCGACTAAGGCCGTGCCGCTGATGTTGTGAAGGCGCAGCAGCGCCTGGCCACGAACGCCCGTCAGCGGCCCCTGCGGGTGGACGTTGACGATCTCGCCCCCGACGACATGGGCGTTTTTTGCAGGGTTCTCGGGCGTTCCGCCGAGCATGCTGATGATCTGCCCGCCGGGGACCTTGGGCGGCTGGCACGTCCGGTCGCGGGGCAGCGTTACCTTCACGTCGCGGCCTGCCGCCTGCTCGGCAGTGGGCCAGCGCGGATCCTCTGGGCAGACGTTGTCGACGACAAGCGCCCCGGGCCGCATGGGCGGTGGCGACTCGAGGTCCTGGGTCCATGGGGCGGCGTGGGCGGTAGGCGAGACGAGTGCGGCGGCGACCGCCGCGGCAAGCGTCTTTTTCATATGCGGTCCTCCATCGGTCACCGTGAGAATGCCACGCAACCCTTTACAAGTCCATGAAGGGCAACCCAAGCGGGCCATTACGCCGCCAATTTTTAGTCTTGACGGGCGCCCCAGCGTTGTCTAGGTATGCGGGCGTTGCGTGCACATGACCCGAACGGAGGATGACTTTTGGCGACACAGCTTGCGGCCCCGCGGGCCGGCGGAACCAGCCTCACAATTCAGGAGCGCCTCATGGCGCCGGACATGGTGCGGCGCTTCTCCCAGGTCGTCCCGCGCCACCTCAACCCGGAGCGGATGCTGCGGGTGATGACGCACTGCATCCACAAGACGCCCAAGCTGGCGGACTGCGACTTCGCCACGCTGCTCGGCGCCATGCAGGCGTGCGCGTCGCTTGGTCTGGAGCCGAACACGCCATTGGGCCACGCCTACCTGATCCCGTTCAACGTCAGCGCCAAGCTGCCGGACGGCACGTGGCAGAAGAAGCCGAGCGTCAACCTGATCATCGGCTACCGCGGCTACATCGACTTGGCACGCCGGTCCGGCACGCTCGTCAACATCCACGCCGATGTCGTCTACGAGGGCGACGACTTCGATTTTGCCTACGGCAGCGGCCAGCATCTCATGCACCGTCCCCGCGGCACGCGCGGCAAGCCGATCGAGGCTTACGCGTTCGCCAAGCTGAAGGACGGCGAGGCGTTCGAGGTTCTGCCCTACGCGCGCGTCTTGGAGATCCGGGACAACTCGGAGGGCTACAAGTCAGCGGCAGCCGCCGCGGCGAAGTACAAGAAGGACAACGACAGCCCGTGGGTCAAGCACGAGCACGAGATGGCCGCGAAGACGATGGTTCGTCGGCTGGCCAAGTGGCTGCCGCTGTCCCTCGAGTTCGCGAATGCCGCCCGCCTCGACGAGATGAGCGAGACGGGCCGGGTCGACTACACCGCGTTCATCGACGCAGACATCGAGACGGGGCTGGCCGCGGCCGAGATCGAGCACGACCCCGAAACAGGCGAGGTGAAGCAGATCGAGGCGCAGCCGGCAGTGCCGGCACCAGAGGTGCGCGCGCAGCCTGCGCAGGTGGTCGCCGCGCCGGCGGCGAAGAAGGCGCTGTTCAGTGAGGAAGGGTGAATGACAACCATCCGCGCCGCGGCGCTGGCCGCGGTCACGGCGCTCGCCCTCTCCGGCTGCGCCAGCATCGTCAGCGGCACCACAGATCAGGTCGAGATCGACAGCGACCCGTCTGGCAAGGACTGCGTGGTGTATCAGGCCGGCGATGTCGTTGGCCGGGTGACGACGCCTGAGACCATCGTCGTCAAGCGCGCGGCCAGCGATCTGCTGGTGACGTGCGGGGACAGCCGAGCCAGGGCCGGGAGCGGCTTCAACGCGTGGACGCTCGGCAACATCCCGCTCCTCACGCTCGGCATCTTCGGCCTGCTCACTGACGCCATCACCGGCGCCTACCACGACTACGACGACGTGGAGGTGAGGGGGTGATGCTGACGGACGCGCAGGATGCCCTCATACTCAAGGTGTTGGCCGCTGCCATCGCGGGCGTAACCGACACCTCGGCGCGTGCGCTCGCGGGACGAATTGGCGCGCCGGACGGTCGCAGCGCCGCCGGATGCCTCAAGCGCCTGCGGGCCGCCGGGCTTGTTCGCCCAACGGCATCTGGCGGGTGGGAGATCACGGATGCCGGCCGCAAGGCGGCGGAGGAGGGGTGATGACGATCGAGACCGAAGACGACAGGACGCTTACGCCGCAGGAGACTGTTGACTTGGCGATCAATGCGACCTGCTTGCAGATAGCCATCTTCAACCAAGCGGCCACGGCGGCCACAAAGGGGCTGGAGGCGCTGCTGAATGACCGCCGTGAAGAGTTCTACTTGGCAGAGTACACCATCGGCGTGCTCAACGGCATGTCGAGGTCGCTGAGGAAGATCTGGGAGCGATCCATGGGCCAGGGCGGCGACTGCCGCCAGGTCATCGCATGGGCGGTGAAGGCGAACGCCGTGACGCCGGCCGAAGATGCCGAGCCGGCCCCCGAGGAGCCCATCGGCGGATGGGGCGGGAAATGACCCTGCCCCTACCCGAGTCCGAGGAGCATCGCCTGCTGCGCTTCACAGCGGCGGTGCGGCGCGAACTCGGGAAGCGCAAGCGCCTCTACCCCTCGTGGGTCGAGGAGCGCGAGATGACGCAGGCCCAGGCGGACGAGGGGATCGCTGTCATGGCCGACCTTCTCGCCTACCTGAACGAGCGGCTGGAAGAGGCAAAGGCGCCGCGGGCGCCATGCGGAAGGAGGATAGGGTGACGAAGTTCGATAGACGAGCCTTTTCGGAAGCTGCGGAAAGGCCCGATGGGTTTCGGGCGATAGTCGACGAGTTCGAGCGGCTCCACGAGGAGGTCGCGGGGCTTGTCAGCAGGGTCAGGCATCTGGAGACCCGGGCCGATGGCAATGCCGACCGGTTCACGCGGTTGGACGCAGCCATCCGGGACGCTGCCGGCGGATACAGGGCCAACAAGGGCGACCTCGACAGAGCCGTCAGCGCCATGAACGGGCAGATCAAGGAGCTGCGCGCCGCTGTCAAGAAGCTGCAGGAGCCGCCCAAGCCGAAGACGGGCTGGGCGGTGGTGGACGAGGACGGCGACCCGTACACGCGCGACGCCGGGTTCACGGATGACTACGGCCTAGACGACGCCATCTGGTTCGATACAGAGGCCGATGCCGAGGTGCTGGTGCGCGCGCTCGGCAAGGGGCGAGCCGCCCTCCTGAATCGTGAGACGCTGGAGGAGGTGGGATGACCGAGTTCGACGCCGACCGGTTCATGCTGTCGCTGGAGCGCTGGCCAGAGGCTGGCCAAGTCGTCCACATCCACGGGCGGTGCTGGGTGCGCAACACGGCCAACAACCGCTGGGACCGGCACTCGGCCGGGGATTCTGCCGACATTTTCCCGCCCGTCTCTATGATGTTAGCAGACCCAATCTTCACCATCCTCGGCGCCATCGCCACGCTGGCCGAGCACATCGAAGACCTGAGCGCCAAGCTGCCGCGCGTCTCCGAGGACCACGAGCGCCGGCTGCGCGCGCTTGAGGCGCCCGAGACGGGGTGGGCGGTGGTGAGCGACGACGACCAGTTCCTTCTGTTCACTGTCGGATCCGGCTTCGACTACACGTCGAGCTGCACCCCGAATGACGTGCTCTGGTTCGACAGCCCGGATGGTGCCGTTGCGCTTGCCCATGCGCTCTATCGGCTGCTCGGCAAGGGGCGAGCCGCCCTCCTGAATCGTGAGACGCTGGAGGAGGTGGAGTGAACCTCGTCGTCTCCAAGCACGCGATCGAGCGGTTCCGGCAGCGTATTGACCAGCGCGTCAAGGACGACGCGGAGGCGGCGCAGGCGATCATCGACAGCATCGAGAACGGGGCGGTGACATCTGAGCCGGCAACCGGAGGCGCCACCGTCCTGCGGACGAGGCGCCCTTACGCCATGAAGGTCGTGGTGAACCGGTCAGGAAAGGTGCTGACGGTCGCGTGGGCATCCCTGCGCCGCGACCAGTACCACGGGCTCCGGCGCAGCCGCGCCTACGGGAACCACAGGGTGACTTCCGCATGAACCTCTCCATCGCCGATTTTCGTGGCGTCCGCCGCGCCGAGATCGAGCTCGGGCCGCTGACGCTTGTGGCCGGGCGCAACGGCGCCGGCAAATCCTCCGTCTGCCTGGCCGCGGGCGCAGCACTGACCCTGCAGGCGATCCCGCCGATCGACGGTGAGAAGATCGCGAAGAAGGATGCGTGGCTCCTTGTGCGCACCGGCGCCACCGTCGCCGCGGTGACGCTGGAGCACCCGGGCGGATCTGTCTGCCTGTCCTGGCCGGGCGCCACGGTGTCCACCGTGGGCGACAACCTGCGGTGCTCGGCGTTCTCAGCCGGTCTCTCCCGGTTCACGGCCCTGCGGCCGGAGGAGCGCGCGCGCTACCTGCAGGATGCCATCGGCGCCAAGCCTGACCGCGACGACCTCGCCAAGGGCCTCGCCGAGGCAGAGATGGCGGAGAACACCATCGACAGTGCAAACCATTTTGCCGCCGCCGGCAAAATGGTCGGCTTGGACGCCATGTGGCGCCGGATCGAGGTGGACGGCTGGGACGCATCCCACGCCGCGGCGCAGAAGCGCGGGGCTGAGTACAAGGGCCAGTGGCGCGAGGTCACCGGCGAGGCGTACGGCAGCGCCAAGGCGCAGGCGTGGCGCCCGGCGGCGCTGCGTGACGAAGACCTCGACGTGCCCATGGAGGATCTGCTGCGGCGCCGTGACGAGGCGAAGGGGGCTGCCATCTCTGCGGCCGTTGCCGCCGACCGCGAGGCGAGGAAAGAGGCTGCGGCAAAGAAGGCTGCGGTGGCCGAGCGCCACATCCCCGACCTCAAGAACACCGTGGCCACGGCGAAGAAGGCCATGGACCAGGCGCTCTCGCAGCGGGCGCAGGCGCCGGCCCACGAGGGCGACAGTGGGCTGCCGTGCCCGTGGTGCGCCAAGAGCGTGCGGGTCGTGCGCGAGACCGGCATGGGCGCCGGGTTCTACGCCATCGAGAAGTACGAGCAGGCGCTGAGCAAGGAGGAGCACGACAGGCGCACGAAGATGCTGGCTGCCCTCGACAAGGCCGTGGCGCAGGCCACGGAAAGCTGGCGCGAGGCCGCCGGCACGCTGGCGCAGGCCGAGGCGGACGTGAAGGCGTACAAGGCGTTGCTCGACGCGCCGGCAAAGCCCGCGGAGGCGCCGGAGCCAGACATCTCCGAGCGGGTGGCCGCCGTCGAGAAGTTCCGCCGGGCCGCCGAGATCGCCGGGAAGATCGCGCAGAACGCCATCGTGGTCGAGGCACTGGGGCCAGGTGGCGTGCGGGCCTCCGTCATGGGCAAGGCGCTGAAGCGGCTGAACGACGAGCTCGTATTCTTCTGCTCGGCCTCCCGGGAGGGCGTGCCGCCGCCGCAGATCGCCGCCGACATGTCCGTCAGCCGCGACGGCAGGCCATACGCGCTGCTCAGCGAGAGTGAGCGGTTCCGCTGCGACGTGGCGATCCACGTGGCTCTGGCGAGGGAGTGCGGAGACACGGCGATCGTCATCGACGGCGCTGACGTGCTGGACGCCGGCGGCCGGCAGGCGCTGGTAACGGGGTTGCTCGCGGCCGGGGTGCCGGCGCTCGTCGGCATGACGCTGAGCGCCGAGAGGCTCATGCCGGACCTGTCCGAGGTCGGCGGGCGGTCGTACTGGATGGAGGGGTAGGTGACGAAGGAGTGCGAGGACGCACTGCACAGCGAGGCTGGCCGGCGCGGCATGTTGATGCTGGAGGACATTAACGAGAGAGTCCGGCGCATCGTCGGAGGCAAAGATGCGCCGGCCGTGAACCCGGCGCACCAAGAGCGCTGGGTGCTGGCGATCGCGGTTGCGCATGGTTACGGCCCTCCCCCCACGCCAGAGGCCCTGACATTCTCCAGTGAGGCCGACGCGATGGCGGCATCGAACCTGGCCGACGTGAAATGCTGGCCGGTGAAGGTGGCTGGGTGATGTTCTGCCCGCACGAACTGAAGCAGTGGCGCATTGAAGCCGGCCTCAGTCAGTTGAAGCTTGGCCACATGCTCGGCATCGCCCCCGACTCCGTGCGGCGGTACGAGGATGGCAGGCGCACGCCTGACGCGGACACAGCCATGCGGATCGACGCGCTGATCGCCGGGCGCCCGACCTTGGCCTGCGGCCCAAACGGAGAGGACCCGCTGCTGATGCGGCTGATGGAGGTCGAATGCCCGGCGTACGGATGACCGACGAGGATCGGCTGATCCAGGACATCAAGCTGGTTGCCGAGCTGCTGGAGGAGCAGGTGAAGAACCTCCGCCGGTACATCAAGTGGCGCGACAGTCAGCCAATGCACCGCAATGCGGTCGGGGCCGCCGAGATCGGGCACAACGCGCTACTCGCCCTCGGCAACACCGCCGGCATCGTGCACGAGCACACGAAGGACATCGCCCGGCAAGTGGGCAAGCTGGAGAGGAAAGCATGAGCCACGAGCGTGACGGCGACTATCACGGCTTCGTTTGCGATACGTGCGATGACGAAGATGGCAACATCGGTGATTTCCACGAGGTCTGGGGCGACCTGAAGCAGGACGGATGGCGCGCCTTCATGGGAGACGACGGCGAGTGGGAGCACAAGTGCCCGAGGTGCTGCAGCAAGGGGGTCGGATCTGGCCTGTGCTTAGCCAAGTGGGATCGCCAGTGAATGGGCTTGGCGCCGTCCTGTTCTGGGCGCTCTACGGACTCTTCGTTCTCTACTTCCTGCTGTTGGCGGGCGGGTGCGCCGCGGAATGTTGCTTGTGACCCCCATCCTCGCCTTGGACCTCGGCGCTACGACCGGGTGGGCGGCGCGGGACAGCGCCGGGGCCATCCGCTCCGGCTCCGTCCGGCTGGCCAAGACCACGGCGAAGCAGGGCGCCAGGCTCAACGGGCTGTCCGAGCGGCTGAGCGAGTGGCACTCGCGGTTCCTGCCAGAGCTCTACGTCTACGAGCAGCCGTTCATCCGCGACGGCGTCCAGATCACCGCGAGGCCGCTCGTGCAGTACGAGGGCATGGTCCTGGCGTGGTGCGACCGGGTCAAGGTCGAGGCCGTCGCCCAGGACCCCGAGTTGGCGAAGAAGGCCATGGGCCGGGCCAGCCTCGGCAAGGACGATATGATGCGGATCGCCGGGATGATGGGCTACCCCGTCGCCGACCACAACCAGGCCGACGCGCTGGGCCATTTGTTCTGGCGCATCGGAGTGCTGAGCCAGACGGCGCTGGCGCTTGAGCAGCCGCGGCGGAGGAAGGTGAAGTGCTAAGGACCGCGGACGTGGCAAAGATGCTGGACGTGTCAGAGGCGACCCTGCGCGGCTGGCGCCGCCTTGGCAGCGGGCCGCCATACATCAAGGTTGGCAGGGCGGTACGCTACCGCCCGGAGGACGTGGAACGATGGGTAGAGGAGAGGCGGAAAGATGGCAATGGCAACGCTGACTGACGAGGACGGGCGGGTGCTGCTGGAGTGGGAGGGCAAGCCGCTTCCGGCGGACGAGCTCCCCCGCATGGTCGACCGGTTCGCCCAACTGTTCCGCGAACAGCAGGAGTTGGCCGAGAGCCTGAAGGACCTAGCCGACGAGGCCAAGGCGAAGGGCTTCAACCCGGCAGCGATGAAGCGGGCAGCCAAGCTGAAGATCGACGCCGCCGGCAAGCTGAAGTTCGAGGAGGGCATGAAGACCCTGCTCGACTACATGGAAGCCGCCGGCGACCCGCTGGAAATTGGAGCACGATGATGAGCATTTCGGATATGCGCGTTGCGTTCGACTTGGACTTTGCCAGCATCAGAACAATCGCTCAGGCGATGGGGCTGACCGACGCCCAGACGGCGCTCGTCTTGTCGCTGGTAACTTGCGCATACGAGGCCGGGGTTAAGCATGGCGCTTTGCGAGGACAGGGCGAATGACCATCCTCTCCCGCATCTTCAGCCTCTGCCGCCGGCGGGCATCCAGCGAGCCCCGCGTGGTCGAGAGCGTCACGGTCGACGGCCTCACCGCCACCGTCGTCGAGGTCGACGACGTGTTCGATGCGGAGGAGTGGCCGCGCGTGCCGGAGGTCGGCGACTTCGTCACCGCCAAGCTTGTGGGCAGGGACGGCGTCAGGCAAGGGTGGGTGCGCGAGGTGCTCGCGGACGGCCGCTTCGTCATTGTCGGCCAGAGCGGCGCGACCTACTCATGTGAGGGGCCGTTCTCCATCGTCATCAACCCGCCGGATAGGATCGAGCGATGAGACAGCCGCGCCTGCGCGACATCGACGGCACCGTCTACGACCCCGACACCGGGCTGCCGGTGGCACGGGAGGTGCGCGAGTGGCGCGCAGTGGTGGACGCTGTGCGCCGCATGCCGGCCGCATCGGCCGAGCCGCCGGCCGTCGCGTTCAAGACCAACCCCATCTTCGTGCCGCCTGCCGGGACCAAGGTCTCCGACCTCACGGTCGAGATCGGCGGGCTTGGCTACGCGCCGGCTCCGGCGACCGAGACATTCTACGAGTTGGACACCACGTGGATGCCGCCGACAAGGACAGGACACAGGTTGGCGGGGGGCGGCTACGGCGATCCCATCATCGCCAGCGTGACCCACAGGGTCCTGCGGGAGGTCCGCGGCCTCCCTGTGGTCGTCAACTGCGAGAAGGCGCCAGGCGAGCCGTGGGTCGTTACGTTCGACGACCCGGAGTTCTCGGACGTCGTGGTGCGCGGCGACGATCTCGAGACGGCGATCTCCGCTGCTGTCGGTGCCGCCAACGATCAGGCCAAGGCCCCATGACCTTCCGCCTCTCCGCCCGCAGCGAGGCGCGGCTGGTCGGCGTGCACCCGGATCTGGCGCGCGTCGTCCGTCACGCCATCACCATCACCACCGTGGACTTCGCCGTGTTCGAGGGCGTGCGCACGATCGAGCGCCAGCGGGAGCTCTACGCCCGGGGCGCCAGCCGCACGATGAACAGCCGGCACCTCACCGGCCACGCCGTCGATCTGGTCGCGTGGGTGCCGGATCCGCGCACCGGCAAGATGGGGTTGTCGTGGGCCAGCGAGCACTACACGGCGATCGCCTATGCCATGAGCGAAGCAGCATACCCGCCGACAGGGCCGTACGTGCCGATCGAGTGGGGCGGGTCCTGGCCGTGGTTCAGGGACCTAGCGCACTTCCAGTTGCCGTGGCGGCTGTACCTTGCCGGAGGGCCTGGGTTGGCGTAGTCGTCCGACCCATGATGATGATCGCGAGAAAAGATGCCCAGGCGAGGCAGTGGCTGGCCCTCAGCGGGCGCGAGGGCTAGTGTGGCTTGGCTACCCAGGCCGTGCCGTTGTGTGTGTACCCCCAGTTCGTCGCGCTGCCGCGCAGGCGGTACATCGAGCCCTCGCGGATGTTGGCGTCCGGCAAATTGGTGGCCCAGGACGTGCTCTCAACCACCAGTCCGTCGATCCACGCTTTGACATTCGCACCAAAAACTGACGTCGATAGTGAGACGCTGACGCTACCGGCTGGCTCCTGAGCGATGTCCTTCAGCACCAGCTCCTGCACGTCGGCGCACCCTGTCAGCGTCAGGGCCGGGGTTCCTGCTGTCGCCCGCCGGAATTTCAACCCGTCAATGACAAGGCGCATTACCGGGCTACTTGTGCAGTTAAGGTTATGGTCCCCAATGATCATGCAGTCGCGGATCGAAACCCTGTAGTGGTCACCGAGGCTGATGGGGCCGTTAAACTCGCAGTCGCGCAGCTTGAGTGTGCCATAGGGGTAAGAGCCGAGAACGCTGTGCTGCAAAGCGTTCGTTGATCCGGGCTCGCCCGCGAGCACCGTCACGTTTTCGAGGACGGTTTCCATGTTCTCGGACGTCGCGGCGTTGATGTAGATGCCGATGCCCGTCCACTTCTCGACGGTCACGTCTTTGAAGACGTTTCGCCCGCCAGCGAACGGCGCGTCGCCATCAATCTCGATGCCGCGCGAATCAGCCACATCCCCCGTACGGATGATGGCGTCGCTTATATGGTGCGAGTATGCGTTGTCGAGCCTCACCCCGTAAGTGAGGCTCGCGTGTCCGTGCACACGGAGACCGGAGATCACTACGTTCGCAGAGAAGTAGGCGTCCGTGATCGAGGATGATTTCAGTGCTCCGCACTGGACAGATGATAGCGCCACGCTGTCAGAGACGGAGATGGTCACCTCTCCGGGCGTGACTAAGTTCGAGAACGACCCCTTCCGTACGCCCCATATCGCGATACTTTCCACCGCAAGGAGGTTCGTCCCGACGACGGGGCTGTCGCTCGTTCCGCCCGAAGACGCGGCAAGGGTGCCGATGGTGATTGCATTGAAGCGCAGGTTCGAGATGCAGATGTTCTTGCACGTCTCGGCATTCGAGTTAGCCTCGATGTCGAACATGCCATTCCCGTAGCAGTCATCTACGGTCGCGCCGTCTACGTTTATAAGCGCGAAATCCATACGCCCACAATCCTGGGCGCTACAGCGGCGAAGCGTCACATTCGTCGGGATATTGGCTCCAGACCCGGATGAGGTGATCCAGAACCCATCAGAAAAGCAATCTTTTGCGTGGACGTCTTCGATCAAGAGATTGTCGTTCGCGCCATCGAACTTAATGCCGTGCATCTGCGTAGTGCCCACGGCCGCAGCCTTATTCCCGTCCACCATGAAACTACGCAGACGGACATTGTGAATGCCAGAGGCGGCCTCGGCAATTACTGCATCCCAACTGGCGATACCGTCAAGCGCCTTGAAGATGGTTAAGCGTCCCGATCCAAATAAGCTTGTGTTCGCCCGCAGGAGCAGGTTCTTGACCCTATAGGTCCCCGCCGGGAAGTACAGAGGGATGCCCAGCGGTGCGCAGGCGTCGATAGCCGCCTGGATGGCGGCGGTGGCGTTAGTTCCGGCATCTACGGCGGCCTGAACGCCAGCAAACGTCATGACGTTGCGGAATGAGCCAACCGTCGTCCGCTCCGCCGCCGTCATGAACAGCCTGTCGGCGGTTTCGGTGACTTGGCCGGCGCTAACGCCGGAGATCATGCCCGAGAGGAATGGCATCACAGTTAAGCCCTCGTGCCCATAGCGACCACCACCGTGGCCCCGGCGCCCAGGTCGCCGGTCTTGACGCCCATCCTGGCCCGCCAGCCGCCGCCCAGCGTGAACTTGCCGAGGCGCGGCAGCAGCATCGTGCCGTTCACGGTGCCAGCCGTATTGCCGACCGGATGGTACGTGTCCTCGCTAGGGCGAGCCGCCTCGATCGTCACAACTGAGGTTGGGCCGGTCGGGACGATGGTATAGTAAACGACCATGTCGGACCCGTCCGCGCCGGGGTTCTCGTAATCGTCCGACCACGTATTGTGCACGGTGATGGTCTTTGTGACGGCGTCGGCCTCGCCGATCTTGTAATTCGTGCCCTCGAAGACTTGCTTGCTCATGTTCCCTCAGTTCGTGCAGAAGGTGGCGCGGTTGTAGTTCATGCCGACCTTGTTTCTCGGCGCCCAGTCTCCGCCAGGCGGGATGCCCTTGAGGATCTCGCCGGCGATCAGCGAGTTCGGCGTGAACCTGATCTTGTTCGGGTCCGTCAGATCGACGAAAGCCTGCGTGCCAGTCGCAGCTCCGGGCGAGATGTTCCTGTCACCAGCGCGCCAGTCCATGTAGACACCCTCGCCGAGTGTAACGGGCCATTTCTTCGTATCTGTCGAAGCAGACCCGAAGAAATACATCATGGTGTTGCCAGACGGATACTTAAAAACGTCGTAGCGCGGGACGCCGTTCACGCCCCAGTAAATATTCGTGCGCTTGATGTTGGCGCTAAAGCCTGTGCTGTTCTTTGAGCGGTCTGGGACGAAGATGCCCTGCCCCTTCATCATGCAAGAGAAGCGGTCAAAGTTCATCTTTACGCCGCCCTTGCCGTCGCGCTCCTGGAAGTGGCCCTGCGTCTGGAAGCAGTCGCCGTGACAGGTCCCGATCTTGTTGTAATTGTTGTTGCCACCCCAGGTATTCACCACCGTCACAGTGATGAAGTCGTTGATCCACGGGATCTGCGTATTGTGGTTGGGCTGCACGGTGATGATGTCGCACCGGTCTCCGGCATCAATGAGGAGGCCCTCGATGTACGTGTTCTTCGTCCCCATGATGCCGAGCGCGCGGGTCTCGCCGGACGGCGTGTTCGTCCAATCCTGGACGATTTCGCACCCCTTGATGTGAACGTTGCGGCCGCCGAACACCTTGATCGACGTCTTCACCACCGCGTTGCAAGTTACCATCGCATCTTGGTTTTCACCGAGCGTGATGGACTTGCCGCCAGCGCCGACGACGTGAACCTGCGGGCTGACCAGGGTCGGCGGCGGGATGCACGCGCCAGCATCCGGCTCAGGGTCTGGATCTGGCGGCGGCTCGTCGGGGGCGGCGCACGGGCTGCGGGCCGCCGGGTCGAAGAACTCGAATGCTCCGATGTCGGGCGTGGAGCCGCGGCTCCGCCCGTCGCGATCCACGCCGGTGTTGAAGCTCGGCAGGCCGGCGTCGCGGGCCGGGGAGGACGACTGCAAGTGCCAGTCGCTTGCACTCACGAACTTAGGATCCGCCGTGATCGTGCCGGCGGCCACCGCGGCCACGCTGCCGATCATCGGCGTCGCAACGTCGTGGAACAGGTTGTTCGGGTAGACGGTATCGGCGCCGATGTCGCCGCTCGTTGAAATGCCCGTCGATGCCGCGGCGATGATGTTGTTCGCGACCGCCATCGACCGCCCGAGGCCGCTGCCGGCGGCGGCGCCCACCGAGACGCCGACCGTCGTGGAGACGATGGTGTTGCCGGCGATGTCGACGTTGTCGGCGCGGTCGGCGGTGAGGATGCCCTTGCCGGCGACGGTGCGCACGAGGTTGTTGCGGGCATTGCCGGTGGAGCCGAGGCGGATGCCAGACCAGCCGGCGCCCGCCGAGAAGTCGAGATAGCCGGCGTGCAGGCCCGGGTTGCGGCCAAGCTTGCCGCCCCAGTGGCGCGGCGTCGTGGTGATCTTGAGCGCCGCCTGCTTGCTGGCGATGACGTCGCCAGCGTCGTTCAGCACCTTTATGAGCGGGCGGCCCACGCGGTCGCCGATCGGCACCAGCACCTGCTTGCTGTCGCCGGCCAGCTTCATCTGCTTGGCCGGCAGGGTGCCGTCGTAGATCGTGGCGCCCGCGAGCTCCACTTGCACGCGCACCGGCACGTCCGACCAACTCGTGAGCGCGATGTGGTCGCCCTGGAACGCGCCGCCGACGCTGGCCGGCGTGACGACGTAGGTGCCGCTGGGGCAGACGCCCCACGACCCCGCCAAACCCCACTTGTGCTGCCGGTAGGCGTAGGCGATGAAGGGCGCATCGGCGTCAGGCTCGGTGCCGCTGCGTAGCCAGTCGCCCCATACCTGCTGTGCGCGCCAAAACCCCTCGCGGCTCCACAGCGGCATGGACGTGGACTTCTGGAACGCTGCCGGCATGGCCGCAGTGAAGTCGTCCGGCACGTTGGGGCACGTGAACCCGCGGGTGATGCCGCCGCTCTCGACCGAATGGTTCGTCGTGTCCCGCGGATCGCACACCCGGGATGACGAGATGTAGCTGTTTTCGCCGAGGTCGCCAGAGGCCGCCATGGTGAGCATGACGCGGTTGGCGTTGCCGAGGCCGATGCGCCAGCCCTCGAGGTAGTGCTGCCAGAACTTGAGGTCCGTGAGCCGGTAGTCGTTGGTCTTCGGCCCGTTGCCGCCCTCGCCGCAGCCCTCGGCCCTCGCCGAGCCGATGCCCATGATGAACTCGTCGGCACCGGTAGCCAGGATGTCGGCCTTCTTGGAATTGACGGTCGCCTCGACGGAGAAGGCCGAGTTGCCAGACGCCCACAGGTACGAGTGCACGGTCGTGGCCCCGGCACCCTTGAGCGCCGAGACGCACGCTGCGTCGCTGTGGTTGATGCCGTTGTTGAACGTGGTCGAGATGACCGAAAACGGCCCCCTGGCGGAGATCGCCGGCAGCGGGTTGATGCACGTGCCGTTGCCCCACGTCGCCACCACCGGGCGGCTGCTGATCGTGCAGAGCGGGCTCGCCGAGCCCCCGGCATCCGCTGCGTCGAACAGCGGCAGCGCGCCGTCCGTCGTGCCATTGCCGGCAGCGGCGCTCTCGTACATCGGGGACAAGCACACCTTGTCTCCCGGGTTCGCCGTGTTGAATGCGCGGGCCGCGGCGTTCCAGCGGGCCAGGCGCCAGACGAGCGCCGCCGAGTTGCTGGTGGCGTCGAAGAGGAACACCCGCACGCCCATGGCATGCGCGTCATCGATCTGGAGGCGCACGGCAGCCTCGGCCTCGGCGGCCGTCAGTGTGTTCTGGTTCCACTTGTAGCCATCGGCGAACTCAATGGCATTGCCGAAGCCCATGGCCATGACGGCCTTCGTGGGCACCTCGACGCGCGCGTGCGCGGCGGACATGGCGGTGCTGGCGAGCAGGGCCGCGAGAGCCGCGCGCTTGAGCATCAGCAGCCGCCCGCCGGGCCGATATTGTACACCGTGTTCCCGTTGATCTCGGCGTACTCGGCGCCGGCCAGCCCGTCAGAGCCGATGCCGTATCCGCTTTCGGAGCACGTCCCAGCGCGGCCAATGTCGTGCACGACAGCCCCCGTCACGGTGTTGTAGATGCCGGCCATGCGGATGCCGATGGCCCAGCGAGCGCCCGACTGGTGCGCAGATCCGTCGATTTCTACACCGTCAACGGTGGTGTAGTTGCTCTCGACCGCCCAGGCGGTGGCGCTGTTGTTGTTCGGCGGCGGGACGATGCGGGCGCAGCCGCGCGTGTCGGCCTGGTAGAGGATCGGGCGACCGGCGGCACCGTGCTGCGTCGTCCGCACGCTCTCGGCGTAGGTGCCGCAGCGGATCATGACGATGTCGCCGAGGGTCACGCGGGTAGCCGCGTAGTTGATCGAAGCCCACGGAGCATCGATGGTGCCGGCCGCCGTGTTGCTGCCGCCGGGCGCCACGTAGTAGGTCGCCGACAGCGCTGGCAGGGCGAAGAGCACGGCCCATGCGGTGACGAGCGCGGCGAAGGCCAAGACGCTCGGGCGGGCTACATGCGCGGCTGCGACAGCGGACTTTAGCCACTCCAGCACCCAGATCATCCCGGCGGTAATCACGCCGCCGAGGACCAGATGGAGGATGCGCGCCCACTTACTGACCTGCTCGCGCTGGGCGTCCTCGCGCTTGTGGATGCCCTCAAGGATGGATAGCCGCGACTTGATGTCGCGGAGCTCGGTTTCGATCTCTCTTTTGAGCAAGAGGCCCTCTGTTCTCTGCTCTCCAACATGCTTCTCAAGAGCGGCGTTCCCGGCTTCAACTGCGCGGGTCGTGGCCTTGACGGCCTCTTTGAGTTCGCCAATGGCCTCGGCCACGACGATGTCGCGCTGCACCCGCGCCTCAAGCTGCGGGCTGAACCTTTCGACTCCACGACTGCTGTCGCTGAACCGCTCATCAGGCAATGCCGTGTCCGTTCAGCCAAAGTGCCCGAAGAGCAGCCGACGCTTCTGCCTCCCGAGGCTGTACTGCGCCTTCTCTATCTCGTCCTCGCGCTCGTCGATCGACGCCGACAGCCGCTCTGGGTTGACGCCTCCGCGCTCCATGAACTCGGCGAGATCGGCCTGCATCTGGCGCAGCCGACCCTCACGGAATGCGATGTCGCGCTCCAGATTGGCCTTCTGCGTCTCCGTGAAGCCCTTCGGCGCCGTCATTTCACTGCTCCGATGATGCGCGCGATGGTCGGCGCCGCCTCGGCCCGGCAGAGGCTGTTGGCGCCGCAGGCCCTGGCGAGCTCGTCGCGGACGGCGTTGCCGGCCTCGGCCTTGGCTGCGCGCTCGTGCGCGCGCTTGACGCTCTCGAGAGAGGCCGCGCGCTCCGCCATGATGTCGAAGTAGACGTCGCGCGGCATGACGGCCCAGCCGAGGATGTCCTTGCGACCGAGGCGAGCGCCCTTGTCAGAGGTCATCTCGGAGTACAGGCCAACCTGCACGGAGACGGGGCTGGCCACGATCATCGGGTCGCCGTCCTTGGCCGACGCCTCGGACAGGTGCGCGTGGCCGACCTTGCCGCTACTCAGGACGATCTGGTGGCTGCCGTCGTCCGTCGCGCAGCCGGCCGTCGCGAGCATCAGCGACAGCATCGGCAATGCGAGTAAGGCGCTCCGCCGTTTGGCGGTGACGCTGAGCTTTGCGGGGGCTTTCATTGAGTTTCGCAGTCCTCGTCCAGTCACGCTCGAACGCCCACACGACGACCTTCGCCAGCGCGGACGCGATGACGTTGGCAGCGGACGCGATGACGTTGGCAATCATTACCGCTTGACCGCTTCCGCGATCGCCTCGTTCACCTGAGCCATGACCTTCTCTTCGATCTTGGCCTCAAGGGCGGAGGCGTCCGGCGCAGGGTTGCGGATCTCGCTGTCCTGGCTCGACTTGTCGGCGTCGCGGGAGAAGAGGCCGCTGAGCGCGAAACCGATGCCGCCGATTACCGCGGTGATGGCCACCAAGACGCCATCGGACTGGATGAACGCCCAAAAGTCGAAGCCGGCCTCGCTCTTCATCGCGAGCTGCAGCGCAGTGAGGATGAAGCCGACAGCGCCGATGGCGTCGGCGACGGTGGTCTTCCTGTTGGCGCTGAACGCTTTCCAGTTCATAAGGGCCTTCCTCTACTTCGCCCGCGAGACCAGCACGCTGACGGTGACGACACTTTCGTTGCCGAGCGTGCCGCCAGGCAGCAGCTCGGCGATGGATACGGTGAAGGTCTCCTCGACGCTGGCGCCGACGCCGAGCGCCGGGAACAGCGAGGTCTCCTCGTCGCCGGGCTCGTGCGCCATCATCTCGATGCGCGACGCGTTGTTCGCCGCCTCGGTGTCCGGCTGCAGCCCGCGCGTCGAGACGCCGGAGCAGGCGCCATGGCAGGCGTAGAGCGTGCTGTTCGTCGTGTTCAGCCGCCGCACCACCAGCGGGCGCCCCGACTGCGACAGCCCGGTTGGGGAGACGGCGCGGATGAGCGCGGTCTTGTCGATGAACCGCCGCCCCTTCCACCCAATCCTGGCTGAATACTCGGCGTCGCCCAAGGCCTCTGTCACCGCGATGCCGGCGATGATCGCGCTCGCGCCGGTGGTGGAAACTACGCGTACGCTGACCGTACCACTAGGCGACACTGTAGTAGGTCCGACGACCTTTATCAATGCCGTGTTGATCGCGCCGGCCTCTGACGCAACATCTAGGGCCGAGATCTGCTTGACGCCGTTGACGTACACGTCCGCCGCGCGCGCTCCAGGCCCAGCGGTCGGCTCGGCGAACAGCATGGTGACCATGCGGTCGCCGCCCCCGGTGATCGGGACGGTGAACGACATGTCGGAGCCACGGCACGTGCTCCAGTAGAGATGATCGTCAGCGGTGCCGGAGATCGGCGGGCGGGCGCCATCGACCACAGAGAGGCAGCCGGAGGCCAGCGTCGGCGGCATCCCGCGCCACGTGTTGCCGGCGGCATCCGTGTAGGTCGCCGCGGCCGGCGCGCCCAGGTCAATCCAGTCGGCGCTCCTCGGCACCGGCGGCTCGGCGTAGGGCACGAGGTAGAGCCCGTTGACCAGCGGCGACGACTGGCTGGCCGCGGCACCGCGGATGGCTACCGACAGCTTGCCTTGGGGCGCGTTGATCGTGGCGAGGTCGGCCACGTGCGCCGCGCGGAAGCCCGCCGCGCAGAGCGGGTCCACAACCGGCGACGTGATGACGTCGCCGCCTTGGGCCGTGACCGTCGCCTGCATGAGGCGGCGGCCAGGGCCGGACCCACAGTTGACCACGTTGTTCGCGGCATCGTGCTCGGCGAACAGCCCCTTCACCGTGTAGGCGCCAGGCGCCACGTCGAAGGCGTAGGTCGACGCCCCGTACCGGTTCGTGCGGTACAGCACATCGTCCAACGTCCCGGCGAAGTCGAAGGCATTGGTATCGACCGCGCCACCGACGCCGATGTCCGGCGACCAAAGGTTGCCGGCGCTGTCCGACACCGGCTCGTCCGCGCCGGCGTTGACGCGCGACGGCGATGCCGGCAGATCGTCGTCCACGATGGAGGCGACGGCGACGCCGCTTTCCACGAGCGTGCCGGATGACGGGTAGCGCAGGCGAGCGACGTAGCTCTCGGTCGGCTCGGGGATGTCGTCCTTCGCGATGTTCTTGCTGACGATCTGCGACGTGACGCCAGGGCCAGCCGTGACGATCTGCGTCCCCCACCCGCCCACGAAGTCGGCGGGGGATGCGCTCGGCGACCCGTCCTCTGACGGGGCCGGGCAGAAGTCGATCGTGTCGGTGCGCCCGGCAATGTCGCCGGTGCGCAGGATCTCGAATGCCTGCGGCGTGCTGCCGGCGCCCGTGCCCTCAAGCACTGAGGGGTCGATGGCGCGGATGCTCCACTTTGGAGCGCCGACGCCAGCGTCGTCGTTGCGGATGATCGCGGAGATGCGGGCGTCAGCCGGCGCGGCGTAACTCGAAGGCAGGAAGTCGGTGCACGAGAACGTGAACGTCTCGTCGCCTTCCTGTGTGCCGTCGCCCGCGGCGAAGACCGTCCAGTCGGCGAACAGCGCGCCGGGGCTGGCCGTGAGCGGCGATGCGGGCAAGACTCCGCCGACGAAGTCGGATGCGGTCGCCGAGCCGGCGATGACCCGACACTGCGCCGTCAGCGTGTCCCCCGAGACGTTGCGGCGCATGCGGATCGTGAACGGCGTCTGCGCGCCCGCCGCGCCCTCCTGCTTGTCGGTGGCGATGGCCTCGAACCAGACGCGGGGGTCATCCGCTTCGCCGGTGATCGCCTCGACGTCGCTGTAGGTGCTGACGGTGCGGATGGCGGGCGTGGCGGTAATGGCAAGCTTGCCGGCCCACTCGTGCACCACGGCGCCGTCGCGCGAAAGGCGGAAGGTCGGCGTGCCCGCCGCGGCCACTGGCACGACCGCCTGCTGGCCGCTCTTCGCCTGGTCGGCTGGCAGCGCCACCGTCACCGTGGGGCCGACGCCGATGACCTCCAGCGTGGCTGGCTGGCGCAGCGAGGACGTGATGTAAATGGCGTCCTGCGCCACGTCGCCGCCCCATGCGATGCCGCCGGTGCGGCAGATGTCGGATGGCCCAGGCGATGCTATCTTGGGGTGCTCGCGGTAGGCGAACGCCACGATCTCCTCGGCACCGGCAGCAGCGCCGAGGAACCCGGCGGCCATCTCGCGGTAGATCGCCGCGTGCCCGGCATGCGTGAAGATGCGGCTGTCAACCGCGTGCGCAGGCGCTGCCGACGCCAGGAGCGCGGCGAGAATGGCTGCCCGCTTCACGGCGCTACCCACACGGCGACGTAGTCGATCGTGATGATCTCTCCGGCCTTGGAGCCGATCAGGATCGGGTAGTCTCCGTTCAGCATCACGTCGAAGATAACGCCGGCCTGGAGCGAGCCGGTCCAGACGCTGCCGCCCGGCTTGTAGCAGGTATCCGTCGCGTTGCGCGTGTAGTAGGTCGCGCCGTTCCGGGTGAATTGTTGCTGGTTCCCGGTGAACATGTGGCCGGCAGTGAACCAGACGTTCTCGCCGGGGGCCGCGGCCTCGGGCCGCTTGCCGCCGCAGGAGATCTGGCCTTGGTCTGGCGCCTTGGTCTCGTGGTAGTAGTGGAGGCCCATGGAGTTCTGGTCGACGTACTCCCAAAAGTCAGGCTCGACATACTCCCGGTTCGGCCCCGGGCACCGTGCCGGCAGGTTGTACAGGTGGCATGTGTCCATACTCCAGAACCCGGGCTGCCGGGCGCCAGCCGTGCCCTTCTGAAACTTCCACCGGATCTCAGCGAACCACTTGGGCTCCTTCTTGAGCCAGAACCCCTTCAGCGCGCCGTTGCGGGCGACGGTCGAGCTCATGAACCAGTTGTAATCGGCTCTGTCCGGCGTGACGGTCAGCGTGCCGTCCGCATTGAAGACGAAGCTGCTTGCGGCGGTCGGCGGGTTGCCCCACGTCACGCCGTTTCCGGTGCGCTCTGTCGTCCACTTCTTGCCGGCCACGATGTCGCGCTCGGGCGCCGGGCTCGTGTTGGCCGGGCCGCCTCGAGCCACCGTGTCCGTCGAAAAGTCGTCGCAGAACGCGAGCTTCGTTAGGCCGGCAGCCTGGGCGACGGCCGGCGGGCGCAGGCTTGAGCACTGCTCCGTCTGCGGCGGCGGCTCGTCGATCGTCGTCGTGCGCGGCACCCCGGGGAGCAGCGCGATCTTCTCGGCCGCAGGCGCTGCGCATTCGGCAGCACTGGTCGCCATGTCGTTGGCGTCGCAGCGGATTGAGGACGAGACGAACTCGTCGCGGTTGATGACGCCGCCCGGCCCGTAGGTGTAGGCGACGTTGTTCGCGCCTGATCGCCAGGCGGCAAGGCCGCGGGCGAACCCGCCGAAGTCCGTGTGCGTGTAGGCCGTGGCGTCGTTGTCGCCGCAAAAGTCGCCGCAGTTGCGGCCGGAGGCAGTCGGGATGCCGAGGATGTAGCGCCCGCCTCCCTGCTCGACGGCGGCCCGCCGGCTGGCCCAGTCGGCCATCCACAGGTGACTGTCGTTGGCCATCTCGAGGAACGAGTACGTTATGGGAAGGCCGACGTCCGTCGCCTTGTTTCGGCAGAGGTCGCTCCACGATTGGAACTCGCCCGTCTCTCCGAATGCCGCGATCCAGTGCACCGCCGTCTGTCTGGCGTTCGTCGCGACCACCGTCGTGATGCGGTTGAGAACGTTCGTCCAGCGGTTTCGCGTGCACGTCGAGTCCGGCCTGTCCTCAAGGCTGGCCACGACCGCGCGCCCGCCGATCGCGCAGTAGTTGGCGCCGCTGCTGGCCCACGCCGTCGTCCACAGCGCATCGATCTCGTCGTTTGCAGGAAATACACCATAGTCGGCGTACATCAGAGCAATGCACACCTTATCCGCCGGTGACGCCGCGGCGTTCCAATCGGCTGCGGCCTGCGCGAACTCGCCGACCCTGACGGCGGAGCCCTTGCGGGCGTGCATCAGGATCTGGCGGGCGCCCAGCGCCACCGTGTCGGCGATGGTCCGGCGGTAGTTCTCGACGCGTTGAGACGAGGCAACGAGCGTCGGATCGCACTTGTCGCAGAACTGAAGGCTGTCGACGTCCGTGACGCTCCACACCGCACGCGCCGGCACCTCGATTGCCGCAAGCGCCGGGGACGCCCAAAGGGCAGCGGCGAGCGCCGCCGCGGCTATGCGAGCTTGAGCCATGCGTCCACCACGCGGAGGTCGCCGGCGGCCGTGTCGGCGGCGTCGGCCCCGAGCCGCCCGAACTCGACGCGAAACATGTCCCCCGCGGCCAGACTGTCTGTCGCAGCGATCGTCATGTCGCAGAGGAAGTCGCCGCTGGCCGGCACCGCGAAGGCAGCCGCGGTGTCGGCGGCGAAGCTGTCGGCGGCTGCGATGTCCGTCACCCTGTCGAGGCGCGCGACCAGTCGGATATTGCCACTTGTGGCAACGGCGTTGACCTTCATGCGCAGCTGGATCGCGGAGAAGGTGACGGCCTGCACGCGCCCATCCGCCCGCAGCAGCCCGGTCGCGGCGTCTCCCATCAGCGGGTAGACCGCGCCGTTGATCACGACCGTGCCGGCCGGAGTGACCGCCGGCAGGTACATGTTCAGCGGCTCGAATCCGTCCCAGAACTTCCGGGACACAGTCTCGATGAGCTTGTCGTTGTCGTAGTCGCCTTCCTGCGGCTCGAAGGTGGGCGCGGGCGGCGGGTTCGGAACCCACGCGCTGCCGGTCCACATCCAGACGTTCCCGAAGGCACCGCCATCAGGGAAGCCGATGGTCACCCTGTCATTGGCCGGGCTCGTGGAGATGACGAGGCCGCGCAGCGCCTGCAGGGTCAGGGTGTCATCGACCTGATCCGCCGAGACCCACAGCGACGGGTCGAGGCCATCGACGGCGATGACTTTGAAGCCGATGGCGCTGCCTGGCTCGCCGCCGCCAGCTCCGGCTCCCAGAGAGATCCCGCCGGGGGTGGAGCCATCGCCGCCCCTGAACTGGTTGATCCCCTCGACAAAGAAGATTGACCGCGCCCGCGGCAGTCGGCCAGCGAGCGCGGCGGCCTCTAGTTCCGCCTCGGTCGTCCCGGGGACCAGCAGGACGGCGCGGTCGTCGCCAACGGCCATGCTAGGCTATTCCTCTCTCACGTACATGCTGCCGTAGTCGACGATCATGCCGGCCGCGTCCGACTCGTCGCGGACGTACATGCTGCCGAAGTCCGCAAACATGCCGAAGCCGCCACCGCCGGATGACGCGCCACCACCGGACGAAACGTCCGTCCACAGGCCCTGGCCGCGGTGCCAGAAGAGGCGCCCGTCCGCGGTGCCCCAGAGCGCGCACGCGGGGTAGCCGGCGGCCTCGTTGTGCTGGGCGCCAGGCGGCTCCGGCTCGTCGAAGGTGAACTGGTGGCGCCACGCCAAGTTCGACGGCGTGCGGAAACTCATGCGAAACAGCGTCTCGCGGAGCCACGGCATCGACGCCATGGTGTCAGGCGGCGGGGTGTCGCCGCTGTTCATTGTCAGCGCCGCGGCCACCGCGTCATTGAACCCGGTGCGAACGTTGCCGCCTGTGGAGTTGTCGACGACGACGCTGTCGGCTTGGGTCATGCCGCGAATACCCTGATTTTCCCGGTATTTATCGAGGCGCGGGAGCTGAACGTCCCGCGGGGGTCGCCGGCGCTGATGACGCGGATGTAGTCGAGCGTGCCGCCGGTCAGCGTTACGTCGCCGCGCGATACGTCGCCGTCCAGGCCGCCAGTGATGGCGCCGCCGGACGACTGCCAGCACCACTGCCCCCCGCCCATGTTTACCAGGGAGCCATCAATGAACATCTGCGTGATGCCGCCATGGGTGCGCCAAAGCTGGAACCCGGCGGTCGTCGTCTCGGGCTGGGATTGGCGAACAGACGTGCTGCGCAGGCTCTCCTCGCCGGGGTTGACGTCCACCCAACTGCGCGAAACGGCGCACTGGTAGCCGGACTGCCGCGGGCTGCCGCCGTTGCCAACCTGCAGAAACAGCGGCTGGGCGTTCGACATGGCCACCCGCACCGAGATCTGGTAGCGGTCGGCTTGGGGCAGCGCCAGCGCGTAGTCCTGCGCGCCGGCGAACACCCTCTCGCCAACGAGGGTCTGGCCGAGCTTCCACCCCTGCGCCCTGAGCGCGGCGTTGGCATCGAGCTGCGCCGCGGTGACGCCCGGCACCATGCCGGAGCGCCCGACGCCGAACGTCGGCAGATCCGGGCTCTCCATGGTCGCCACGACAATCGCGCCGTTGGCGTTGCGCTTCAGGAAGCCATCGGCAGTGCCAGCTGCGGCGAGAGCGGAAGCCAAGCTCGCCAGTGGCGCCGTGTCGACGCCCTGGATGAGCGGGACGGAGCCGGTTGCGGTGATGCGGAAGACGGAGACCCACGCGGTATTCTGCGGATTGCGGACCTTGAAGTGGTTCGTGTTGAGGTCGAACCACGCCATACACTGATCGTACACCGGCGGCTCGGACGAACTCGCTGAGAAGGTCGTGATCGCACGGACGGCGCCGTTCAACTCGTTTAAGAACGGGCCGCCCGGCTGGTCCGCGAGGCCGCCCAGTGCGAGGGAAACGGCCATCTAGTACTGCACGAACGGCTGAATGTAGGCGAGCGCCCAGTCCGGCAACCTCTCGCCAGCCTTGTGCCGCGCCTTGAGTTCGACCAGCAGGGCGTCGCCGGCACTCGGCGTCTTGGCTGTGCGCCGCGACTGCGGCAGGAAGCTCCCGGCCGACCCCGCGGACTGGTCCCAGAAATACTTGCCGTCAGCCGGGAGGTCGGGGCGGTACGGGAACACCTTCATCGTCGCCGCACCGGTCGGAGCGGAAGGCGTCAGCGCGCGATCAACAGGCCCGTCCGGCGTGCCGTCCGGCACCTCGGCGTAGCCGATGAGCGCCCGATCGCTGGTGAGCAACGCGGCGAACGCCATCTAAACGACCTCCTCGACAATCACCTGCAGGGTGGACACGGCGATGCCAAATGCCCCGTCGCTAGTGTACAACAAAGCCTTCCACTTTAGCGCGCGGAAAACCCACTCGCCCACGTCCAAGCGGGTCCATGGCGACCAGATCGTGGCGTCGCTGGAAGGATCCCCGGACGTGGTGGAAATCTCGATCACGCAGTCGACCGGCGCTCCGATAGTCCCGGAGATCGACGGCCACGTCGAGATGTTGGTCGTCCTCTTGGAGATGAGGTCGCCAATCAACTCGGCTGACAATGAGATGTTCTTGCGGACCCGGCAGCGCCGGATCTCGCCCATGTCGAAGTAGGGGTCGGCCGCGTAGTAGACGCCGCCGTTGACGACGTTCAGGCCCACTGCGTCCCAGTTCGGGATGGCATCCACATCGGCGATGCTGTCGAAATCGCCAGACATCAGCCGCAGCGAACCATTGGCCGCAGCGACGTTGTATTTCGGCCCGAGGAACAACGGCTCCTCGGCAAGGATGCCGTTTGGGATGACGTCGAACTCTTGGATGCTCGCCGCATCCGTGGACACCGCGGCGTACTCGCGACTCAGGTTGCCGCTACTGTCCTCCGTCATCACCATGTAGGTGCCAGTGAGCAGCGGGACGTTGATTGAGAGCAGCGCCGCCGAAACGTCGGTGGCGATAAGCTGAGTCGACCGCTGCCACGCCGCCGAGAACCGCTCCGGGCTGTGCCGGATGAGCAACTTGCCGCCGAACTTGACGTCGAGCTCCGGCGGCTCGTCCCAGTGCAGCCGCGCCACCGTCCCTGACAGGATGACGAGCTGCAGGTTGCCGACCGGCTGGGGCGGGTCAATGCGCCCGACAACCCGATGCTTCAGTACCTCGGTGAACTGGCTCGGAAAGTAGTCCTGATGGGTGTACTGGATGCGGAAGTCGTAGGAGTTCCCGTCCTCGCACCCGAGGATGCCGATGCGGCCGTTGCCGTAGTTGGTGGCCTGGACGATGGAATAGTCGTCCGTGGTGCCGCTGTACTTCATCATGACGACGATCTGGTAGCCGCGATGCGCGATCGGCTTCAGGTGGATGATCACCTGCGTGACGAGGTCGCCCTGAGCCGTGACCAGCATCTCGCGGGCGCTCGACAGCACGGAGGTGATGACCGGCGTCGGCAGCAGCCGCGCCAAAGTCGCGCGAGGGTTCCACTCGGGCAGCCGCGTGCGGAGTTCCGCCAGCGTCGGCGGCAGCGCCACGAGGGTGAGGCGCATGTCGTCCTTGTTGTCCGGCTGCACGTCGCGCAGCAGCAGCGGGACCACCTCGCGCTCGCGGGGGCCGAAGGAAAAAACGGCGTCCGGCTCCGGTCGCGCGGCGTGCGCTGGCGGGCGCGCAAAGAAGAGTGTGTCGTGCTCGCCCGGCTCAGAGATGACCGCCAGGGTGGACGCGACGCCGTTCACCGCATAGGCGATGCCATAAGCAACATCCGGCTCCATCTCCACCGGGCCGGTCAGGGTCACGCCGATGACGTCGAGGCCGTCGTCTGACAGCAGCACGGCCTTGATGCGCCCGCGCGCGGTGCCAACGGCAATGTCGTCTGAGGCATAGGCCACGCAGTCGCCGATGTCGCAGGAGAGGCCCTGGATATTCGTCACGACCTCGGTAACCTCGCGGCGCAGCGTCGTCTCGGCGATGGCCGCCCGCCCGAGCAGCGTGGCCTGCGCGCGGCCCGTCAGGCCGACGAACGTCCGGTCCTCGACGTACTTGGCGGTGGTGGCGTCGAAGCCGTCCGCGTAGATCAGCCGCTCAGCCGCCGTCCAGTCCTCCTCGGCGTCCTGGATGTTCACGCGCACTGCGTGCAGCTCTTCGCCAAGCGCGTCGGTCGTGCGCGCGTTCCAGCAGTTGACGCCATCGACGAAGATGCGGCGTGGCAGCGGCGTCGCCTCCACCGGGTCGAGCACGATCGCCCGCTTGCCATTGCGCCGGCAGCGGGCAAAGAAGCCGGCGACGCCGATGTCGCTTATGAAATCGGCGACACTGCCGATCTCGAAGTCGATCCAAGCGTTGAACTCCAGCTTGTTGCGTTGGTTGAACGCGGCGACCTCTTGGAACCGCGGCAGATCGAGGCCGGCGTCGGGGATGGGCTGCGGCCAATGCGGCATCTGGTAGATCCAGCGGGCGATAGCCGCCGGGGTGGACGAAGGCCCCCACTCCCACTTCTTCGCCCCGTCGTTCCAGTCCCAAAGCAGCGACTGGGAGATGCAGGAGACGTTGGAGAGGGTGCCGGAAAGCTGCTCGCTGGCCTTGATAACCATGGTGAGGGTGCTGGCACCTATACCCGGCGGTACAGGCGGCCGGTTCGCAAACGAGGTCATGCCGGTCAGGCTCACCTCGCTCCAGACCTGGTTGTCCACCGTGGAGTTCGGGTTGCTGACGCGCTTATAGCGGACGTTGTACTTGCCGCTTGGACTGGCGCCTGAGGCGTCCCACGAGTGCGAGCCGAACGTCTCCTTCGGCCCGCCGGCGCCCGCGGTCATGGTGTACTCGCCGATGACCAGCCGCCACTCCTCGGGCCTCTCAACGGGCGCGTCGTAGATCTGGATCTTGATGGAATAGTTCTCGTACTTCCCCTTGCTGTTGGCCATGCCGAGGCTTGGCGAAGTGAAGTGCGCGGTGATCCGGTCGGTGTTGATGGCGGTCGAGCGCACGACCGCCTCTTTCCAGATCAGGGCCGCGTCGTGCGGCTCGTGGACCGCGTCAGCCGGGTACATGTCGCTGCCGCGCCCCGGGTTCACGTCCCACGAGGTCTCGACGTTCAGCGGCCCCAGGCCGTTGTAGACGACGATGTCGCCCTTCTTGAACCGCCCGGCGTCGCGGGTGGCCGTCCACTTGTCGCCAGGCAGCGACCCCGCTCCGCCCGCGGGGAAGCCGGCGTTCGGGTTCCACTGGCCCCGGTCGCGCATCTGCCGCGGATGCCACCCCCGGTCAAAGCGAACCGTGACATCGGGGATCTCCTTGATGTTGGTCTCCCCGATGAAGATGTCGGGGTCGGTGACCGGGCCGAGCGAAAGCACGAAGATCGCGTGCAGGTAGACCTGCTGCCCGCGGATCTCCGGGTACGTGCCGCCGGAGTCCGGCATGAACTTGACGCGCCCAAGCAGCACCGGCACGACGCCACCCGGCTTGCGCTGATTGTTGGCCCCGCTAAGGCTGTAGACGCTCTGCTGCTTGGCCTGCTCGTACTGCGGCGGCTTGACCACGGGCGGCGGGAGGAACTTGTTGACCGCAAGCATTCCGATCGACATGACGGCCGCGCCGGCCATGGGGTTGCCGCCAGTTAGGGCAGTGGCGCCGATGGCCAACGCCATGACGCCCACCATTGCGGCGATGCGCAGGCCACCCCCGCCGCCCTGCGGCACGACGACGACCCACACCTTCGCGCCGGCCTTCGGCCGGATCCTGCCCCACCAGTCGCGCTCTACCCGCGTGCCGCCGATCCATACTTCGGCGAACGTCAGCGTGGCGTCGTCAATGCCCGCCAGCCGGACGAGGTCTGAGATGCGCATGCCCGGCTCGACGGTGAGCCGGCGGCAGTCAAAAGGGCTGCCGGCCGGCCCCTCCCAGCCGGCGCACATGCTCTCATGGCGCAGCACCGCGTCGATGCGCGAGCGCATGTCCTCAATGTCGGAGATGACCGCGCCGGCGGCGCCGTCCGGCTCGGCGTGGAGGACGCGCCCGCCGCCGATGACGAGGCCCATGTGCACCGGGCGGATGACGTAGCGGCCCTCGTGCCGGAATGCCCGGAGGATCCGCGCCACGTCGAAGGGCTGCTCTTTGCCCTTTGGCACCAGCCGCCAGCCGCCGACGTGCGCCTCGATCTCGTCGTAGACACGCATGAGGTCTTGCGCGCCGACCGTGTCGAAGATGGGAAGGCGCAGGCCACCGTGCTCCTCGAGCGCAAGTCGCACGAGGCCGAAGCAGTCCGCGCCTTCCCTGGTGCGGCCGCCCGCTTTCCACGGGATGCCGACGTACTGGTGTGCCCAGTCCGTCATGTGGCCACATTCGGGACGAGCCCGAGCCACGCAGCGGCCCCGACGAGACCGGCGAAGATCGCGAGGAGCAGAAGTGCCGCCGCGAGCATGAGAGCCTTGCCGGCAACTTTGGGCGACTTGGCGCCGCGGGCGCGCGCCTCCTCCACCCCGACGTTGGAGATGGAGTGCGGGAGGTCGATGAGCATTGCTCCATCCCGCAGGAAGCCGGCGAGGTTGCGGCGCAGTCGTGCCCATGCGGCTACCGGCCCCTCGGGCTCCGTGGGGCGGCCCGGCACGCCGACCATGCGCATGGCATCCTCGACGACGACGGGCTTGACCTCCAGGGCCTCGGAGATCTGGCGCACGTAGGCCCGGCGCTTGGCCGGCTGGTAGTTGGGCACATGGCAGCCGACAGCGCGGCCACCCTTGCCGCGGCGAACGTAGAGGTCTGGCCACCGGGCGTCCGCAACGGTCGGCGGCACCCAGGCGGTGCCGAGGACAGCGACGGTCAGCGAGTGTGCGTGCTTGTCGTAGGAGGCGGTGAGGCTAGTCATGCACGCCCGTCCAGTTCGCGTGGTACTTCTCGGGAGGGAACGACCGCGTTTCAAAGTCGCCGTCGTCCAGGGCCGCCGTGATCCATCCGCCGCCCGTCTGCGTCTGCCTAATCTCCATGATCCAACTGTGAAACACAGCGTCGGGATCGTCGCCGGATACCTGCTCGATGAGCACGGTTGGCCGTGGCGGCCCAAGGGTACGGAGGTAGCCGCGGTTCTTGGCCGACTGGATAGGCAGGGAAAGCTCGCCCTCGGCGAGGTCGTTGCGGCCGTTGCTAGGCAGGCGGAGTTCGAAGCCCTGCGCCTCGAACAGGTGGCCGCGGCTCTCAAGATCTACACCTGCGTCTGTGTACCTTAGCGCCCCGGGCGCCGATGGGTGCGTGATCGTGATGAGGATGGGGTAGGCTCGGATGACGCTCTGCTGCGAGTTGCGGGCGAAGTCGGGGTAGAGGCGGAAGGCATCCCACACGAGCCGTACCTGGGCATCAAGCGGGGCCTCAATCTCGATGGCTGGCGGCGGCGGCGGGAGCGTCGTGATGAACCGGACGGCTGGAGGCAGCGCCGCCTCAATCTCGATGGCGGGCGGGACGTGCAGCGCCGTGACGGACGAGAACCAGATGTCCCCGGCCACGCTTGCCGCTTCGGCTTCGACGGCGGGAGGAACGCCCGTGATCGTGACGCTGCTCTTGATGGGGGTCGCGTCCAGCGCCGCTTCGATCTCGACGGCGGGTGGCGCCGGGTAGCTGAAGTAAGTGCTGAGCCTGACCCCAACAGGATCAAGGGCGGCCTCGATCTCAATGGCGGGCGGTGGCGTTGCCGTGACATCGCCAAGGATCGCCATGGCATCAAGGGCGGCCTCGACCTCAACAGCGGCCGGCGGCGCCGCATCCACGCTGAGGTAGATTGCCGGCGCGTCCAGCGCCCTCTCCACTTCGATGGCCGGCGGTGGCTGGATGCTGAGCGACGTGTTGTAATGGATTTTGACCCGAACGTAGTCGATCTCGACGTTCGAGTTGCTCGCCGCGGAGCGGCACTGCAGCGCAAAGCCGAAGCGGGACTCGCCGCAGATCGCCCGGGTGAGGCCGTAGCCCCACATGTCGGTGCGCCCGCCGAACCTCAGCGTCTGGAACGTGCCAGCGAGCCGGGTGGTCGGGTTCTTCCGGGTCTCCGCGAGGTACTCGCCGGCCCGGATCAGGCTGATGGAGACGAAGTCGACGACGCCGGCCGTGCGGCGCAGGTAAACCTCGATCTCGAGGCCGGTGATTTGCGCGCCGGTGGGGATGGACGGACGCAGATCCTCGCCGCGGAGCCAGTTCGTCCAGACCCCGTTCGCCATCTTCTCGCCGGCCAAGCCGGACGTGATGGTGCACTGGCCGTCGATGGCTCGGATGCGCTCGAAGGCAAACCAGGGCGCGGTCCCGTACTGCGCATTCCACGCGCCGCTATGCGTCCCGGTGACAACCGGGAAGAGCCACCCCGTGTCAGGCATGAGCGCGCGCCGCCGTCATCGCTATGCCGTGCGGCCTTCGGTGGTGATGGCGGGGATCCTGATTGATTGCCCGGCAGACACCTCGCGAGGGCCGCCCAGGTCGAACCACCGCAGGACGTTTCGCGTCGAGACGGTGGCGCCGGGCATCGTGAGGACCGCGTAGGCGGCACCAGCGCCCGTCAGCGGGATCTTGTCGCCGACGCCGGCGGTGGCGGTGAACTCCTGATCCTTCATGACCAGCACGGCCTTGTCCGTCGCCTCGTCGACGGCGTTCGTCGGGAACTCGATCTCGTTTGGCGCGATCGCGATGCCGCCGGACGTGTAGCCGGCGCCCGCGGCGATCTCGACCATTTCGCCCAACGTCTCCATGTCGGCATTCGGGACGTTGGCTGCGGTGACCAAAGCCAGAAAGAAGTTGGCCGGCAGCGGGACAGTGCGGCGGTAGATCATGTCGTAGTGGAGCTTGCGGCCGATATTGAAGCTGCCGGACGCCATTACGGGTATCTCCTCATCTCAAGTGGGACTTCGACCAGGCGGCCCTTCGCGGACCACGCCGGCTCGTTCTCGATGGAATAGGTTGCGGACTGAGTGTCGCCGTTGAGCTTGGCGACGAACCGGTACGTCCCGCCCTTCAGCGTCTGCTTCCAGAACACGAGGAGGCGGTCGTACTGGTCGCGTGTCATGAGCATGCTGCCCTTGAGCGTGTCGGCGGCGCCCAAGCGGATCTGCCGCGCGATGGGCGGCTCGACGCCAGCCGGCGAGCGGTCGGCGAGCTTGCCTGGCGTGTAGGAGAAGCCGTCCTCCATGAACGCCTGCGGCAGCGTCTCCGGCCACTGCGGCCACTCGCCAGCCATCAGCGGGTCCTCCGCACGACTTCCTCGACGGCGCGGCGCGGGCCGGAGCCGGGCGTGGCGATGGAGCGGGTGAGCGCCGCCTCCATGATCTGGATGGTCGTGCTGCCGTCCGGCTCCGCGCGAGTCTCGACGCGGGCGGAACTGTTGTTGATGACGTTGACCTTGTTCTCGACGCGCACGTTCGGCGAGGCGCCGGCAGGCTGCAACCGGCTCATCTGCCCAGGCGTAAGGATCGTCTCGTCCTTGCGGATGATGGCGGCCATGTCCGACGATGGCATGCGCCCGCCATGGAACTTGGGCGCATCGTCGAATGCGCTGTACGGCATCCACCGGCGGCCGCTCGGCTCGCTCGTGGTGCCGCCGCGGTGGAAAAGGCCGAAGAAGTTGCCGCCGCCGGATGCGCCGGAACCAAAGCCGCCCCCGGAGCCGGCGCCAGCGCCTGCCGTTGGGGCGCCAAGGCCACCGGCCGCCATAGAGAACAGGCCCATCAGCGCTTGCTGGATGCCGGCCTCGATGATGCTCTTGGCCATTCCATCGAGAAACGCCTCGAAGTTGTACTCGCCCTCGACCAGCATCTCGGCCATGCCGCTGGCGATACCACGGAAGGCCGTGTTCGCGATCTGTTCAATCTGCGCGTAGGTGTTCGCGGCGCTGTCCAGCCGGCGCTTGTCCGCCTCCTCCTGGGCTGCCGCGGCCTCCTCGGATGCCTTGCGCGCCTCCTCGGCGTAGGCTCGCGAGTTGAGGCCGTATGTGCGCAGCGCGTCGAGCTGCTGCATCTTCTGCGCGAACTGCTCGGCCGCCGTGGCGTTCTGTCGGTTGAGTTCGTTCGCCTTCATCTCCATCGCGACCACGCCGGCACGCTTGGCCTCCAGGGCCTCCATCGCCTTGCCCTGGTCGTAGATGGCGGCGGCAAGTTCCTTGGCCTGGGAGATCTGCTCTTCGGTGGCGCCTGGGTTGAGGCGCTCCACGGCGGTGTTGACGAAGCGGTCGCGCTCGTTGGCCGCAACGGTCATGTCGCGGATCAGGTCGTTGATGACCTCCTCGTTCTTGACGTAGGTCTCCTGCGCCTTGCGCAGGGCCTTCTCGGCAGCGGACTCCTTGGTCCCGGGCGGGTCGCGCGGGTCGCCCAGCTTGACCTTCGGCTGGTACACCTCGAAGATGCTGGGCGGCGAGACGTACGCGGTGGCCACGCCTTTCAGGCCCTGCCCGCCAGCGCCGCGGCGCGACGGGCCGGAGTAGCCGGTGACCGCGCTCTCCTCGTTGTACTGCTCAAGGGTCTGCTGGAGCCTGTTGCCGGCAGCGTTCGCCGCGTCTGGCAACCCCCCGGCGACAGCCCATAGCGCTCGCGTGCTCTCTGGAATGAGGGTCTTCAGCGCGGCCAGCTTGTCCCCGAACCAAGCGACGGCTCCTGACGCCTCCCTGACCCACATGACAACGTCGCCGAACGCGTTCTCGGCCGCCGTCGCCATCGTCTCGAAGTGCGACTCCGTCGCTGGCATCTGCTTGCCGACGACGTCGGCGAACTGGCCGATGTATCCGATCAACTCAGCGACGCGCTCGGCAACGTGCGCGAAGCCGGCGCCAATCACCTCCAGGCCGGTCTTGAAATCCGGGTTCGAGATTGCCGCTCGGACGCTGTTGACAGCCTCGACGAGAGAAGTCGTCAGGCCGGTGGAAGAGAAGATCTCGCCGGAGAGAGCCTCGTATTCCGTGCGGAGGTTTGTGACGGCCTGGCCGACCGTCGTCTTGATGCCGCTGGCCTCTTTCTGGAGCACGCCACTCTGGTGCAGCATGGACTCGGCGGCGACGCGGCCGGTGATGCGCCACTGCGAGCCAAGCTCGACCAAGGAGGAAACGGCCTGCCCCGTCGCGTCGGCGATCGCCTTCGGGACGCGATAGGTGTTCTCGAAGAGGGACTTGAGTTCGTCACCGCCGAGCACGCGCCCGAGTGCCTGCGAGAACTGGAGGAAGCCGGCCTCCGCCTGGACGGCCCCGACGCCGCTGGCGAGGATGGCGTTGGCGAGCGACTTGATGACCTGCAGGGACTGGTCAGCGTTGTAGCCCAGATCCTTCAGCGGGATGGACATCAACGTGTAGGCTTGGAGCAGCGCGCCGAGCGGCTGCCGCGTCTCGATCGCGATGTCTTTCAGCCGCTGCAGGACTTCCTGCCCGGCCTCCATCGACCCCGCGCTCATCGCAATGCGCGAGCCGGCCAACTGCCACTGGTCGGCGAGCTTGACCGTCTCCTGGGCGGCCTGGAGCGTGAAGTAGGCGCCGGCGGCAGCCTTAAGCTGCCCGAATGCCTTGGCGACAGAGTCCACCGGCATGGCCAGCGACATCATGCCCCGCGTCGCGGATTCTGCCCCCTCTTTGATGCGCGAAAACGCCCGATGCCCGGCCTCGCCGATGTTCTTCAGCTCGGCGGTGACGACCTGGCCGTTCTCGACTTGGAGCCTGAAGGCTAGCGTCTGGGCCATCAGTGCGCCCTCAGCCCGGCAAGCGCGCCGGCCTCGCACGCATCCAGCATCTCGACGACGCGCTCGTCATACCCGAGGGCGTCGGCCAGGCTCAGCGCAGCGGGAAGGATGAGGCGGGTGGCCACGAACTTGTCGCCGGCGGGCACGAACTCGAACTGGTGGACGCAGCGCGTGAGAACGTCCCACGCCTGCCGGCCGACCTCAGTCTGAGGCTCGTGCTCTCGGTAAGGGCAGAGATCGCCGTTCACCCCGGGCTTTCCTTCGGCACAGGGACTGCCGCTCGTCCGGCACCGGCTGCAGTAGGTCGGGCCTTTGCCGAAGTGCCACTCGGCGCGGGCCTTCAGTCGTTTTTTTCGGCTTCCTGAAGCGTGAGCGCCGACTGGACGATGCCCTGCACGGCCAAGAACATCCGGGGGTCGTCCAGCAGGGCCTCGATGGTGTGCGGCGCGACGACCGCAGGCTCGCCGTTGGCGTCGCCGATGCCCTCGAAGCCGCAGATCGTCTGCTGCGCCAGGTCGAGGGTCAGTGCGAAGTCCGTCTCCGGCGTCCGCTCGTCCTTCAGCCGCGCCAGCGCGCCGAGCCACATGCGCGACGTGATCGGGCGCATCTGGATGCGCGCGCCCTCCACCGGCAGATCGTGCCACTGCGGCGATGCGAGGCGGTACATCTAGACGTACTCCGCGATGTCGTTGACGAGGTAGACTTCCACCGCAGCGCCATCGCCGCCGGTGTCAGAGCCAGTACGCCAGGAGTAGGATGTGTCGATGCCGCCGGGGCCGCCGATCTCCTCGCGCGGGAGGTTGAAGAACGCGCGTGGCATCCGGCACTCGAACTTCCACTTCGACGCCGTCTCCCAGCCGTACGTCTGCACGACGGCGGTGCGCTCCTTGGCAAGCGTGCGCAGCTCAGCCGTGCTCGACAACCGGACGGTGGACTCGCCCTGGCACGACACCTTCGTCGGCGTGGCTTCCTCCATCCGGGACCCGCCGACCAGATAGAGCGGCTCCATGTTGTTCGAGAAGTTCAGCGTGCCGCCCATGAGGCCGCCGATCTCAGTGCCGTCGACTAGGATGTAGGCGTCGCGCTGGATGAAGTACTCGTCGGCGATGACGTCAGGGTCGCTGTCGAGGCTAACCGTGGAATAGGTCTCCTCGCCGGCCATAGTCGACAGCGTGATGTCCGGCGTGCCTTCCTGCTGGATCTGCATTTCCAGCGTGTTCATGTAGCACTTGGAGTAGCGCTTGTAGTACGGGGTCTCAGCGCCCGGGAAGCCGACCTGCAAAGCCAAGGTCGGCAGGCTGTCGCCGCCCGACAGGAACTTGTGCTGGTAGCCGCCGCCGAGCAGCGTGGCAGCCGAGCGGGTCGCGCCCGAAGTGGCGGAGGCTGCCAGGGTGTAGGTGTTGCCGCCGACGCCAGCCGTGTCGAACTCGACCTCAAGGCGGTTGAGGGTCGTGTTCGCTGTGAACGTGCACTTGCCGATCTCGGCGTTGGCCACGGTATTGGTGTTCAGATCGAGGGCCAGCGCAGTCAGCGTCGCGTCCAGATCCAGGCCAATGTCGGTCTGCGCGCCGGTGGCGCCGCTGGTCTTGAGCGTCCACGCGAAGCCGTTGAAGGTGAGCGTCGCGTTGTTGGCGGGCTGGCCGCCGAACTCGAAGTAGCCCTTGGCCTTGACGGTCGTCACGGTCGCCGCGCCGAACAGGCCGGTGAGCCACAGGCCCATGCCGCGCGCGCTTGCCGGGATGACGATGTTGCCGTTGACCGTCTCGTTGGAGGCCAGGATCGGGTCGCCGGGGTTGCGGCCTCGGCCCAGAATGTCCCGATCGCTGAACGGGTTGTCGGCGCCCAGCGTCGTGCTCATGAAATCGAGGTAGCGGTAGTTCCCGGCGGCGGGGAAGGTCCCCGGCGTCGTCTCCAGGGCGCCGATGAACTTCGCGTCAGCGCCTGAGAGATACTTCTTCGCCATCTATGCTGCCCTCGGCACCGTGTATTCGACCGTCACCGTCACGGCTGCGGCCAGGATCTCGTCGCCGGCCTCGCCCAGGAGCGGGTCGATGGTCGGCTGCCCAACCGTCACCCGCTCTGCCAGCCCGCCCAGAGAGGCGGTGGCGGCGATGGCGTCGGCCATGGCTTGATGCAGCGCGTCGATCTCCGCCTCGCCCTCTGCCGGGCGCTGAACGTAGAGCTCGACCTGAACCTCGTGGGCGTAGTGCTCCAGCGGGCGCGGCCTGCCGAGGTAGGTGATCGGCTCGCCCGGCTCGCCCTCGCGCAAGACGAGGAAGCCGCCGGCGGGCACGCGGGACGGCATCGCCGAGTTGCGGTCGCTCTTGGCGGCGACGCCGGAGACGGCTGCATAGAGCGCGTCCATGACGGCGCGGCGGCTCATGCGGCCTTCTTCCAGCGCTTCTTGACGTACTCGGGGATCCGCGCGACTTCCATCGCGGCGGCCCTCTCCACGTCCATGACCTTCTCAAGCTTGACCACGCGGCGGAGGATGAAGATCACCTCCGTCTTCGCCACGCGCGGGCTGGCGGCGCGGCTGATGCGGGCGGCGCCAGACTTGAGCCGGCCGCCCGTGGAATGGTCGGTGACGAGCATCGGCGGGCGGCCCCGGGCGGCAGGCACAAACCGGAGCTTGCGCCCGGTCTTCGCCTCCCACTCGCGCGGGGTGATGCGACCGCCCCGCTTGCCCTTGCCGGCGATCGGCGTCGGGATTGTCATCCACTTGACGTTGCGGGCGCGAATGGTCGCGCCGAACGCGTGGGTCCGCATGATGTGCGGGACCTTGCTCCAGACGAGCCCGTCAGCCGTCATCTTGGCCGGCGTGTCGGGCTTGACCTTGGAGCGCCAGGTGCGCGAGATGCGCACGCCAAGCCCCGCACTGGTCGTCATGAAGCGCAGCCGCTTCTTCAGCGTGTCCGTGGCTTCGACGACGCCGCCGTGAACCGCAATCTCTCCCGCGCGGATCTCGCGGGCCATCTGCTTGCGGAAGTCCGCGATTACGGCGGTTATGCGCAGCGACACCGGAAGATCCCCGTGCGCTGGTCGCGCCGCGGCTCGCCGACGATGCGGAAAGCCTCCTCGTCGATGCGGATCGTGCCGCCCTCTTCAACGACGGCGCCCTTCACATCGATCTCGGTGCCGCCGGAGTAGAAGACGGTGTCAGCGCTGAGCCCGCCAAGCATCTCGTCGCGACGCGCGGCCACGACCACGCGCACCACGAGCTCATCGTCCACGCCACCGCCGGGCGGGGTGTAAACCCCGGCCCGGCTGAGGTGACCGTTCGAGAACACGGCGGCGACCGCGGCAGCGATGACGTCCAGTTGGGTCACGCCTTCTTGCCGCGCTGGAGGCACGCCGGCTGGAGGCAGGCGATCAGCGGATAGGTCCAGTTCTCGTAGCGAACCCACTGGTCGCGGTCGCGGTCGAAGGTCTGCACGACGTACATCGGCACGCCTGGGGTGTTGACGGTCGCGAAGCTGTCGTGCGGGCCGTAGAACACCTTGAAGATGTCGGTCCCGACAGGGTAGAAGATCACCTTGTTGTCTGGGATGGCGATCGTGGTGTCGTCCGCGGTGCCGCGGAAGTTGTGCCACATGATCCCGCCGTACTCGAACGAGTTAAACGTCCGCTCGTTGCGGTACTCGCGGGCGTCGGCGAACCCCATGTAGGTATCCTTCACGGCCTTGTGGCCGCGGAGCGCTGCCGAGAAGTTCCGGCCCATGTAGCCGTGGATCATCACGTCTTCCGGCACCATGCCGTCGCTGGATCGCGACATCTGGTAGCGGACCTGCTCGCACTTGCCGAGCACGTCCGTGGTGTCGGTCGTCAGCGCGAAGTCGATCTCGGCGGCCTGGGCCTGGCCCCAGTAGTCGTACCAGTCGATGATCGTGCGGCCGTTGTTGATCCACTTGCCCTGCAGGCACGCCAGGTAGGACTGCCGGTAGGTCGCAACCATGTTACGGCGCATCATCGCCTGGCCGCGAGCCACCAGGCTCTGGAGCGTCTGGAACTGCGTGCTGTAGGGCATGCCGACGATGCCCTGAAGCTGCTCGGACTGGATCGTGATGCTGTCGTTGATCATCCGGGTGCGAACCGAATAGAACTCCGGCTGCACCAGCGTGTTTTCCGGGGGCGGCGCGCCGCGCGGACGGACGTCGAGGATGCAGAACTTGCCCTTCTCGACTTCCAGCGCGACGTCGATCGTCGGCACGGAGATCGCCTGGAAGACGCTCTCGCCGTTGAGCGTCGGCAGGAACGGCTCCTTGTTGATCTGGGTCGTCAGTTCGACGGCGGAGAACGCATCGTCCCGGAAGAAGTCGGTGATCAGTGGCATGTGCTAAAGGCTCCTGGCCCGGGACTACGCGGTGATCTGCGTGGTGCTGTACGGCCGCGCCTTGATCCCCAGCGCCCGGAGCGCGGCGAGCCCGGTTGCCTTCTGCCCTGCGTTGGCGCCGGAGAACCACTTGATCTCCAACTCCTTCACCTCGGCGTCGGTGTTGATGATAACGGCCTGAACGAGGCTGCCGCCGCCCACCAGCGTGGCCGCCAGGGCGGTGCCGTTAGAGTTGGCGCCAGCCACGACCGTATAGTCGTTGCCGGCGGTGCCGGCGGTGTCGTGCACGATCTCCAGCGTCGTCGCGGTGGCGTAGTAGGTGGCGACGGTCCACGCCGTGGTGGTGGTCGCGGCGTTGAGTTTGGCCGCGGCGGCAACCAACGTTGCCTCAAGGTCCGCGCCCTTGTTGACCTGGCCTTCACCGCTGGCGCCAGACGCCTTGAAGGTCAGCGCCTCGCCGTTCAGGGTGATCGTGGTGTCGTTGGTGGGCTGGTTGGAGAAGGTGATGCGCCCAGACGCCTTGTGCGGCACGCCGGTGCCGGTGTAGGGGTCGCTGCGCGTGCCGTCGAGGAGCAGGCCGGCGACCGTCGCGGCGCCGGCTACGCCCGAAGGGTTGTACTGCGTGTAGATGTTGGCGGCCACGTCGGTCGCGCCCTTGAGCGTGATCGGGCCGGCGAGAACGGAGCCGCTGGGCAGCTCTGTGGCGCCCACGGAAACCCAGATCTGATCGCGGGAGCGGAGCCCCTCGGCCTCGCGGACGAGGAAGAACCGGTCCATGACCGGCGGCGTGAAGGAAACCGGCGTGACTGCCATAGCGCAAACCTCCTAGTTCGCGTAGGCGCCGGCGTTCTTCAACGCGGCAACCCAGTTGTGGGGATCTTGGCCTCGCGGACGAGGAAGAACCGGTCCATGACCGGCGGCGTGAAGGAAACCGGCGTGACTGCCATAGCG